CATTGATGTCATTTTCTCGAAACCGGTTTCTGTTGTTGATGTCGTTCTAGAAAAGTCGGTGGTTGATGTAGTTATATCTAAGCCTACTGCAGCGATCGATGTTGTCGTCACAAAGCCCTTGTCTGCTGTTGATGTTACTCTTCTGGATGAACCGAAGCTAATTGAAGTAGCTATGCTTGGTGGTCCGAAAGGTGATCAGGGAGATCCCGGTCCTTCGGGAGCTGATTCAACAGTTCCGGGTCCAGTGGGGCCGCCAGGAACTCAAGGAGCTCAGGGTCCACCAGGAGCGGCATCAACTATTCCAGGACCTACGGGTCCAGAAGGGCCGCAAGGAGTTCCAGGTCCACCAGGCGCTGATTCAACTGTTCCTGGACCACAAGGACCAAAAGGTGATACTGGAGTTAAAGGAAATACAGGTTCGCCAGGAGCAGACTCAACTGTGCCCGGCCCTCAAGGTCCTCCAGGGGTTCAAGGTATACAAGGTCCTCCAGGTTCTAAGGGACCTTCAGGCGCTGATTCAACTGTGCCGGGGCCGCAAGGGCCTCCTGGATCGCAAGGTTTAACTGGTCAAACCGGCGCCGACTCAACTGTGCCGGGTCCACGGGGAGCTACTGGACCAGCGGGAGCTAAAGGCGATAAAGGTAATACTGGAGCAGACTCAACTGTGCCCGGCCCGCCAGGCGCAACTGGATCACAAGGAAATCCAGGACCGACCGGCCCACAAGGAATTGAGGGTCAGCAAGGTGTGCAGGGGCCAAAAGGTTCAACCGGTGATCCTGGTCCTAAAGGATCTACTGGATCTAAAGGTGACACCGGGTCTATTGGTCCTCAAGGTCCAACAGGTACACAAGGACCGCCGGGCTCGATAGGTCCACCAGGTCCTCCAGGCGCTGATTCAACTGTGCCGGGCCCACCAGGTACAGCTGGTCCTCAAGGACCTCAAGGAGATCCAGGGTCACAAGGACCTCCAGGAGCTGATTCAACTGTATCAGGTCCTCCAGGGGAGATGGGCCCACCAGGAGATCCTGGACCTTCGGGTGCCGACTCGACTGTACCTGGACCACCAGGGCCTCAAGGAGATCCAGGACCTACTGGACCACCAGGAGCAGACTCAACTGTGCCTGGGCCTGAAGGGCCGCAAGGACCTCAAGGAGTACAAGGAGATTCAGGACCATCAGGACCTCCCGGAGCTGATTCAACAGTTCCCGGTCCACAAGGACCTCAAGGAGATCCAGGATTACCTGGTGCCGATTCAACTGTTCCGGGACCACAAGGCCCCCAAGGAATACAAGGAGATCCAGGACCTACTGGTTCGACTGGTGCTGATTCAACAGTTCCAGGCCCACCAGGGTCTCAAGGACCACCAGGAGATATTGGCCCACAAGGCCCACAAGGAGAGAAAGGTGATATCGGAGCTACTGGATCAATTGGCCCTCAAGGACCACAAGGAGATTCTGGACCTACTGGACCGGCTGGTGCCAATTCAACAGTCCCAGGTCCTCCTGGAGCAGAAGGTCCACAAGGACCTCCAGGCGCTGATTCAACTGTTCCTGGACCCCAAGGACCATCTGGGCCTACCGGACCCCAAGGATTACAAGGAGATCCTGGACTTACTGGACCGGCTGGAGCTGACTCAACAGTCCCAGGTCCGCAAGGACCTCAAGGAGATGCTGGACCTATCGGACCTCCAGGTGCTGATTCAACAGTACCAGGACCTGCTGGACCATCTGGGGCTGATTCCACTGTCCCAGGGCCACAAGGAGATCCCGGCCCTACTGGACCAGAAGGACCTATTGGCCCTCAAGGAGATACAGGACCTGCCGGACCTTCAGGTGCTGATTCAACAGTGCCAGGTCCTCAAGGACCTCAAGGAGATCCTGGACCGACTGGACCGGCAGGAGCTGATTCTACAGTACCAGGTCCAGCTGGTGATACTGGACCGCAAGGTCCTCCTGGAGCTGATTCAACAGTCCCAGGTCCATCAGGAGATGTAGGTCCACAAGGACCTCCTGGAGACATAGGCCCTCAGGGTCCACAAGGAGATCTTGGACTTACTGGACCTACTGGTCCGGCTGGTGCTGATTCAACTGTTCCAGGTCCTCAAGGACCTCCTGGAGATGTGGGGCCTCAGGGTCCACAAGGACTCCAAGGATTACAAGGAGATCCTGGACCTATTGGACCTTCTGGAGCGGACTCAACTGTTCCGGGTCCACAAGGACCTCCTGGAGCGGACTCAACTGTTCCAGGTCCATCAGGACCTCCTGGAGCGGACTCAACTGTTCCAGGTCCTCAGGGTCCACAAGGCGATATTGGTGCAACTGGACCACAAGGCCCAGCAGGTGCTCAGGGGCCAAAAGGCGATACTGGTAATACCGGTGCAACAGGCGCAACCGGATCACCGGGTGCTGATTCTACCGTTCCCGGACCACAAGGACCACAAGGACCACAAGGACCACAAGGAAATCAAGGAGTTCCTGGCGCAACTGGTCCCGCTGGTGCGCAAGGTCCGAAAGGTGATCAAGGTAATCCAGGAGCTGACTCAACAGTCCCAGGTCCAGCCGGGCCTCAAGGAATTCAGGGTCTGCAAGGCCCGCAAGGAGTTCCCGGTCCAACTGGTCCAACCGGTGCAACTGGCCCTCAAGGACCGCAAGGGCCGTCAGGAGCAATATTTGCACTTCCGCCACCGCTTGCTTCTGGTGCTCCATTTACTACTTGGGTTGATCCTGTTACTGGTGATCTTTGGGTAGCAAAGGGTGGTGTTTACAATGGCGTATATAAACGAGCGACGGATGTTTTACATGCTGACGCTACTCGTGTAGCAGCATTCAACGTTCCAACTACCAAAGCCATTTTACCCTTTGATCACACTGTTAATGATTTATATGGCATGCTGCAAGGAGGCGTGTTCAAAACGTTGGTGAATGGGTTCTATCGAGTTTATGGAAAGACTTGTGGTAACGCTGTAGCCGGGAACTTTATTATTACCTACATCAACGTTACTCCCGGAGCCGGGGATAATCTTTCAACATACAACGCTATGTCAATGGGCGGTGGTGGAGGGTTCACCTGTTCAAGCGAACTAATGACCAAGATCGGAACAGGTGTAAGTTTTGGGTTGACTCATCAAGCTTCAGCGTTGTTGGCAGGACAACCAAATCAGTGTCGATTGACAATAGACTACTTGGGTAATGCTCCGTAACGAGAGAGATGGTGAATAATGAGCTATGAAACTCAGGCAGAACTAGAAGCAGATATCGATTTTCAAAAGCGTAATCGTTCTGTGTGCATTCAACAAGCACAGTATTTCCGAACTCTTCCGGATCAAGGTCCAGATTCGTTGGCTTTATGTGATGCGATTTTACGTGATGAACCTGGTCCGACGAGTACGTTTTGTCGTTTGGCTGCTGGTGGACCGGGTATCGCCGATAAAGTAGAAGTCTCCAATGGAATCGATCAATCAAAGGTATTAGATGCGGACTTGTTGGCACTGACACAGAGTAATTGGCCGACAGTTACTAGTTTGTACTTCGCTGAAGATGGTACACCACTCGAATAGGAAAGGAGAAACAAAATGGGTGAAGAGGAAAACCATGGAGTAGAAGGACCTTTGCCGGGTTCAGACGAATCTGCTCAAGTGGCTAAGGATGCTGCTGAAGCAGAAGAACAAAGGAATGAAGAAAGAGTAGAAGAAAGAGAAGCTGAAGTTCAGGAGCATAGAGATCGTAGAGAAAGTAGTGATGAATTGGTTGAGCCCGAAGATTCTGAAGAAGTTCCACAACCCGATCAGCCTTCTTCTTAGTTAAAATGCCTTGGCGACTGAAGCAGGAAGTAATTTTAATTTTGTTGAGTTGTTTGATACTTGCTTTAACAATTATTGTGTTCGTGCTTAATCAAAATACTTCTTCTGATCTTCTAGCCGTCATTGGCCTTCTTGGTGGTCTAGCTATAATCATAAATACTTTACCAACTAACGGACACGAACAAAAAGAATAATTTTGAAAGGAGGGAGATGGCTGTCAAGAGAAGTCATAGAACACACAGTCCAACAAGACCGCATAGACCTGCGACGACACCAGAAGGAAGAGAAAATCAGCTCATCTCCCTAGCGGCCGATCTAGCTGAAAGACAAATGCGAGAAGGAACCGCTTCGGCGCAGGTCATAACACATTTTCTTAAATTAGGTTCATCAAGAGAGAAACTAGAACAAGAGCGCTTGCAAAGAGAGAACCTTCTTTTAAGTGCAAAGGCTGAACAAATTGCTTCCGGGCGCCGTATTGAAGAACTTTATGAGACCGCTCTAGATGCAATGCGTCAATATTCAGGTAGACTAGAACTTTTCGACGATGATTTTATTGACTAATTGTATTAGAAAGGAGGGTTTCTGTGCCTAGCAGAGTTAATTCAACTCCTGCGGTTCTCGATATTTATTTGTATGCAGGTGATGTTGGTGATTTTCAGATTAACTTTAAAGATGTTGCTGGATCTTCGGTACCTGTCAACGATAAAACTTGGACCGCGCAAATTAGAAAATCTAGAAGTTCCATTGAATTTATTGATTTAGAGATTGATACTCATAATTCTCCTTATGGTAGTTTGATTGTAAAAATTCCTGGAGAAGTTTCTAGAACTTTATCTGAAGGTACATGGGGAAAAACAAGTCAGTGGGATATTCAGTGTACTGATTCAGAAGGTGGAAACCCAATAACCGTTTTACAAGGAACGGTTTATTGTGATATGGATGTAACAAAATGAATGAAGTTACCGTCATTCTAAATAATATTGAGGAAACTGAAATACCTAGAGCTTCGGGAGAAGTTTCTGTCATTCTTCGAGATACACTTGAATCGACGGTTGAAACAATTGCTCAGATTGGACTTCCTGGTGATAAAGGACTTAAGGGCGATCCGGGTTCAATGGGAGCGCAAGGTCCGATCGGTCCATCAGGACCACAAGGACCTCCCGGTGCCGATTCAACAGTCCCAGGTCCTCAAGGCCCTCAAGGAGATATAGGTCCACCAGGGCCACAAGGACCTACAGGTGCTGATTCAACGGTCCAAGGTCCTTCAGGTCCTCCAGGTAATACTGGTCCAGCCGGTCCTCCTGGAGCTGATTCAACAGTCCCAGGTCCTCAAGGACCACCAGGATCTACCGGAGCAACAGGAAGTACAGGCCCACAAGGAAATCCTGGACCTGCTGGACCACAAGGACCTCCTGGAGCTGATGCTCCAGACGCATATCCGAAAATTTTAAGAGCACAAATTGGCCCTGCAAGCCAGGTTAATGGAATTACCGGTGCAGCAGTTATTGGTTCTGGAACCGGTGGGTTTAGTGATATTGTTACTGATCCAACGCATCGATATCGAATTACCGCCAGTGTTGAATTTTATAATAGTGGTAGTTCTGCTGGATGGATTGGTTGTGATATAGCTCGTAATGGTAGTCGAATAATACAAATTAAGTATAATTATAGTGCAAACGTAAATTACTGGGAACAAGGTACAAGAGTTATACTAGAACAAGGTGATGGAGCAGCGCATTATTGGCAAATTATTACGGTTGGTAATGCCCCAGGACAAAATACCTTTCCTCCTAATAAATCATTTCTTATGGTAGAGGATCTTGGACCTAATTATAATATTCCGTAAAAATTGAAAGGAATATTTATGAGTTATGAAACGCAATGGAAATTAACTTATGATGATGAATTTGTTTCACGATCAAAAGCATGTGAAATTCAACAAGCGGATATACAATTTAGAAACGATGCAAATTTAGCTAATGCAGCACTTGCTAATGCAGTATTGCGTAGTGAGCCAGCAGTATTACAGGCGTTTCAAGTGCAGTTACCAGCTACACCTGGCTTTTCAGATAAATTAGATGAGAAAGGTGAGATTGATTCTTCACTTATTATCGATGCAGAACTTTTAGCGGCGGTTCAAGCGTCTTGGCCTGGGATTGCAGGGCTATTTTTTAATGACGATGGAACGCCAATTGAAACAGTGCCTTTAACTTAAATTAAAGTATGAAAAATAAATCATATTCGGAACTTATATATTTTCATACTTTTGATGAGCGTTTTGAATATTTAAGATTATTTGGCACACTAGGGCGATCTACATTTGGTTTCGATCGATATATTAATCAACGTTTTTATATGTCTAGAGAATGGAAAGAGGTTAAAAACTATGTTATTGTTAGAGATAATGGGTGTGATTTAGGTATAGTGGGTTATGAAATTCATGTTTCATTACTCATTCATCATATGAACCCGATGAATGTTGATGATATTTTAAACAAAGAACCTTGGATTCTAGACCCAGAATTTCTAATTTTAACTACAACTAATACACATAATGCTATACATTTTGGAGCAAAAAGTGCATATCCTAAAGTTGTTACAGAAAGATCCCCGAATGACACGACCCTTTGGCAAGGAGGTGAGAAATGATAGATAGTATTCTTACGAGCACGAAAAAAATACTAGGAATTGGTGAAAGCTATACTGCATTCGATGAGGACATTATTACTCATATCAATGCAGCCCTTTCAATCACGGAACAACTAGGTATCGGCCCAGAAGGAGGAGTCATAATTGAAGATGATTCAACTACTTGGGATGATCTAGATGCCCCACAGAATCAGATTAGTCTTCTTCGTACGTACGTATTTCTTAGAGTTAGGATGCTATTTGATCCACCGACCACTTCTTTCCTTATTCAAGCTACCAATGAACAGCTTAAAGAATACGAATATCGTTTGAGTTATAATAGAGAAGTTGCTATTACGATGGGAGAGGAGGTAGCATAAAGTATGGCGACTACAATGTCGGTTAGTCAAAAGCCCTGGAGCGATTATACAAAAGCAGATTATACAGTAGAACAATGGCATAATGCTTGTTTGATTCATGATCATACAGGAGCGCCGACTTCGAAGGATCAATGTAAACTTCCAGTTAAAACTCCAAATGGAACGCTTAATAAGAATGGAGTTTTTGCGGCAGCAGCAGCATTAGCTGGAGCAAGAGGAGGAGTAAACGCAACTTCAGCTCAAAAGAACGCAGCTTCTAAGAAACTTGTTTCTTTTTATTCTCAGGTAGGGGCAAAACCACCTCCATCTCTTAAACAAGGAATGGATGTATCTGAATTTCTTGAGCATCATGGTGTTAAAGGTCAGAAGTGGGGAATCATTAATAAGTCTAGACGGAAGCCAGGACTGGTTCCTTCTTCACATGAGCACAGAACGGCAAGAAGATTACAAAAGAAACCTCGTTCGGCTTTGTCAAATAAAGAGTTGACGACACTTAATGAGCGTCTTACCCTTGAGCAAAAACATAGGCAATTAAATCCGACTAAAACAGATATCGGGGCAAAAAGAGTAAAGCAGATCATGGCTGCATTAGGGACGGCAACTACGCTCGCTGCAGTGTTTCATGGTCCTCTTGGAAAGCTTGCTACTAATCTCTTCAAGAAGCATGGAGTAAAACAACTTAAACTCTTTTAATTGAAAATTTCTGTCAAAATGGAAGTAAATTATAAAGGAGGTGTAATTTGACACTTTCGAATGTTGATACACCTCTCTATTATGGTTTGTTTCGAGAGCAGGTTCTTCGTGGAGAAATTCCAGTAAATCGTGAAGTTTCTATGGAAATGAATCGTATTGATGCTCTTATCAGAGATCCTAATATTTATTATGATCCAGATGCGGTAGAAGGTTTTATCAAGTATTGTGAATGGGAATTAACTTTAACTGATGGAACCGATCTGTTTCTTTTAGATACTTTTAAAGTTTGGGCAGAACAAATTTTTGGTTGGTATTATTTTGTAGAACGAAGTGTTTATGATCCTGAAAAAAAGGGATACATAACTAAGTTAATTAAAAAACGGTTGACTACAAAACAGTATTTGATCGTAGCTCGAGGTGCAGCTAAGTCTATGTATGGTGCTTGTATTCAAGCATACTTTCTTAATGTAGATATTTCTACTACTCACCAAATTTCTACAGCACCAACCATGAAGCAAGCAGAAGAAGTATTGTCTCCAATTCGAACAGCTATCATTAGATCCAAAGGTCCTCTGTTTAAGTTTCTTACTGAAGGTAGTGTTAGAAATACTACTGGACCTACAGCATTTAGGCAGAAGTTAGCTGCAACAAAAAGAGGTATTGAAAATTTTTTAACTGGATCTATAATAGAAATTCGACCAATGACAATTAATAAACTTCAAGGTTTAAGACCAAAAATTTCTACAGTTGACGAATGGTTATCTGGAGACATTCGAGAAGATGTCGTCGGTGCCATTGAGCAAGGCGCCTCTAAGATGGATGATTTTTTGATTGTAGCTATTAGTTCTGAAGGAACTATTAGAAATGGTTCTGGTGATACAATTAAGATGGAATTGGCAAACATTCTAAAAGGAGAATTCGAAGCACCTCATATTTCTGTATGGCACTATAAACTTGATGATATTGAAGAAGTAGCTCAACCAGAGACATGGCTCAAAGCTAATCCAAATTTAGGTAAGACAGTAACATATGATGTTTATCATTTAGATGTAGAAAGAGCAGAAAAAGCACCAGCTGCTAGAAATGATATTTTAGCAAAGCGGTTTGGTATTCCAATGGAAGGTTACACATATTTCTTCACTTATGAAGAAACTCTTCCACATAGAACCACAGATTTTTGGGCAATTCCATGTGCTCTTGGAGCAGACCTTTCTCAAGGCGATGACTTTTGTGCATTTACATTTTTATTTCCGTTAAAAAATACTGGATTTGGTATAAAGACTCGAAGTTATATTACTGAATTGACTTTAATGAAGCTTCCTGGTGCTATGCGAGCTAAGTATGATGAATTTATAGCAGAGGGTAGTCTTCATATTATGCCTGGCGTTGTTCTTGATATGATGGAAGTTTATGATGATTTAGATAACTTCATTATTACCTCAGAATATGATGTTCGTTGTCTTGGTTTTGACCCATATAATGCGAAAGAGTTTGTTACTCGATGGGAAGCTGAAAATGGTCCATTTGGAATAGAAAAAGTAATTCAAGGTGCACGAACAGAATCAGTTCCTCTTGGTGAAATAAAAATTCTATCGGAAGAAAGAAAACTTATATTTGACCAAGAATTGATGTCATTTGCTATGGGAAATGCCATTACTTTGGAAGATACAAATGGTAATCGAAAGCTTTTGAAAAAGCGTGCTGAAGAAAAGATTGATAACGTAGCTGCTCTTTTAGATGCATATGTTGCATATAAAGCAAATAAGGAGGCTTTTGAGTGATTGTTTCGGAGGAGGTATATTTAGATCATTATTTTAATGATGCTTCTAATTTTATGGAGCATCATGGGATTAGAGGGCAAAAATGGGGAATACGTAATAAGCGCCGTACACAAAATTATGTCGAAGTGGGTAAAGGAAAGGCTCGCCCATCACAATATGCCAGAGCTGCATGGAATCTTGGTCCTATTGATTTAGTTAAGGGTCGTGGAATTAAAGGTGGAGCTGCTAGAAAAGGTACTCGACAACGAACAGCTTCTGAGAATATTGCTAAAGGAGAAGCTTCTGTTAGAAATATTCTAACTCGTGTAGCATCATGGAGACAACAAGATCTATTTCCGACGTCAAAGTCAGCTACAAATACTAAAGCTGCTGTGGGTGCTTCTGTAGCGGGCGCAATTCTAGCTAATATCGGATATAAGATTCTTAAGAGTACAATAAAGAAGGGAATAAAATGACTGAAGCAGAAGCAGTCGAAGTTGAGCATTCTGTTGAACATGGAGTTCTTCCAACTCAAGAACGTATGGATCGGTTGAGCGTAAAAGAATTGAAAGAGCTACGTGATTGCGTAGTTGAATGGAGTGGCCCCGCTGTTGAATGGTTTCGTGATCGAGTCAATGACCGTATAGTAGCTGAAGGTAGGGATGAAGATGGCTCTTAATCGTGTCTGGATTCCTAGTCCGAATCATTCTAGTCGTGGTGGTAGCGGTGTACGATTAATTGTTGTACATACTACTCAGGGTGGAGGAACCGATACATATCGGTCTTTGGGAAATTACTTTGCTAATCCAGCAGCAGAAGTTTCATCACATGTTGGAGTTGATGATACTCCAGGAGAAGTTGGCGAATACGTTACTGCTGGTGATAAAGCATGGACAGCGGGCAATGCTAATCCTTATAGCATTCAAGCAGAGCTTTGCGCAATGGCTGAATGGAATAGAGTGCAATGGGAACAACATCCAACAATGCTTGATAATTGTAAGCAATGGATTCAAGAAGAGGCGGGACGCTTTAATATTCCAATCCGAAAGATTAGTGAAAGTGAAGCAGCAGCTGGACAAGCTGGTGTGGTTGGTCATACTGATCTTGGATTTGCTGGAAATGATCACTGGGATCCGGGACCAAATTTTCCTTGGGACCTTGTTGTATCGGGTGCGCCAGCTTCTCCCGGTGGCGGAGGGGGTGGATCACAGCCAGCTCCTGGTGGCCCAGCACCTCCTTTCCCCGGTACTTTACTAAGAGATTTTACAGCAGGTCATGGAACGGCTACATGGCAACAACAAATGGCAAATCGTGGATGGTCTATTGATGTAGATGATATGTATGGGTCACAATCTGCACATATTTGTACACAGTTTCAAAGAGAAAAAGGTCTTGGGGCTGATGGGATTGTTGGGCCTGAGACATGGGCTGCTACTTGGAATGTTCCTGTAACGTGAAACCGGTTTATATTTGGATGACGATTTAAGGAAGGAGGTGATCGACTTTGCCTGTTCTTACGGATAGAGTAAAGCGAATGTGGAATGCTTTTACTAGTCCTAAACCGCCATCATATTCTGATACAATGTCATTTTATGGTGGTACAACTTATAGTGATTCCTCTCCTTCTCGTCCAACACTACGATATACTACTGAAAAATCTATTATTGCATCTATTTATACTAGGCTAAGTATTGATGTTTCTGCTGTTGGATATCGGCATATTAAAACAGATTCTTCTGGTCGATATCAAGAAGATATTGATAGTAGTCTTAATGAATGTTTGACTTTAGAACCAAATCTTGATCAAGGACCTCGTGCTTTTAGACAAGATATAGCTATGACTTTGTTTGATAAAGGAGTTGCAGCTGTTGTTCCAGTAGATACAGCTATGGATCCAAAATCAAGCGAAGTTATTGATATTTATACACTTCGTGTTGGAGAAATCACAGCATGGTATCCAAAACATGTTAAAATTAATCTGTATAATGAAGTAACAGGAAAACGCCAAGAAGTTACTTTAGAAAAGCGTTTTGTTTCTATTGTTGAAAATCCTTTGTATTCAGTAATGAATCAGCAAAACTCTACACTACAAAGACTTATTAGAAAATTAAATCTTCTTGACTTATCTGATGATCAGGTTACATCTGGAAAACTTGATATTATCATTCAGCTTCCATATGTTATTAAATCTGAAGCAAGAAGAGCTCAGGCAGAGCAGCGTCGATCTGATATTGAACTACAGTTGAAAGAAAGTCAGTATGGCATTGCATATACTGATGGAACAGAAAGAATTACTCAGTTAAATAGGCCAGCTGAAAATAAGTTACTTAGTCAGATTGAGTATCTTATAAATTTGTTGTATTCTCAACTTGGTCTTACTGAAGAAGTTATGAATGGCACGGCAAATGAAGCTACTATGGTTAATTATTATAATAGAGCAATTGAACCAATTATTGATGCCATTGTCGAAGCCATGCAAAGATCTTTTATTGGTCCAATAGGATTGAAGAAGCAAGAAAAGATTCAATACTTTAAGGACCCATTCAAGCTTGTTCCAGTTGCTCAATTGGCAGAACTGGCTGACAAGTTTACTCGTAATGAGATTCTAAGTTCCAATGAGGTTAGAGGTGTTATTGGCTATGCTCCATCTAAAGATCCTAAAGCCGATGAACTTAGGAATAGTAATCTTCCAGCGCCTAGTCCACCTCCTAATTCGACAGTGAACGCACAGCCTAATTCAGTAAATGGTACTAGCACCAATTCGACTAATAATTCCCATCCGGTACCTGGTGGCTAGCTCTAGAAAGGAAGTCAAAATGGAAGCAGATTTCAGTGGCTATGCCACTAAGGCTGGACTCAAATGTTCCGATGGAAGAACTATTATGCCCGATGCATTTAAGCATCAGGATACCAAAACGGTTCCTCTTGTTTGGCAGCATGGACATAATGATCCAGAAAACGTTTTGGGTCACGCTCTACTTGAAAATCGTGACGATGGTGTTTATTGTTATGGATTCTTTAATGATTCTCAGAGAGCAAAGCATACTCATGGATTGATCAGTCACAAAGACATTACTATGATGTCTATTTGGGCTAACGATCTTATTGAGCGTTCAGGGCGTGTTCTTCATGGAGCTATTCGTGAAGTTAGTCTCGTTCTTTCTGGCGCCAATCCTGGTGCCGTAATTGAAAATGTTACCATTAGGCACAGCGATATGGAAGACACTATTCTAGAGGATGAAGCAATCATCTACACAGGTCTTTCTTTTGAGCATGCTAGTGGTACTGGTGTTGTTGATACAACTGGCACTACTGATACTTCGTCTGGAGACGCTTCGTCAACAGACACTGGTCAAACTGATTCAACTGATATGACCGATGCAAGTATCCAAGAGATTTATGATTCAATGTCAGATGACCAGAAGAAACTGCTTCATTTCATGGTTGGAGAAGCACTATCTGAAGCCGAAGCAGGTAATCTTGATAATGCTGGTAGCACAGATAATAGCGGTGCTGGTGCTACCGACACTTCAGCGCAGCACAGTAATAGTTCCGATAGCTCCGAGGACAATTCAACTAACGGTCAGGAAGGTACTGAAATGAAGCATAACGTTTTCGAGGGATCTGACACAGGAAGTGAAAACAAAACTCCTGTTCTTTCCCATGATGACATGAAGGGGATTATTTCATCTGCTGCTAGAGGTGGATCACTTAAGGATGCCGTTGAGGAGTATGCTCTTTCACATGGCATTACAGATGTTGACCAACTCTTCCCAGCAGAATCTTTGGTTACAAATCCTCCTGCGTTTTTGACTCGTGGAGTTGAATGGGTTTCTTCTCTTCTTGGTGCGGTATCTAAGAGCCCATTCAGTCGGATCAAGACTGTTGGTGCTGACCTTACTATGGATGAAGCTAGGGCCAAGGGTTATGTTACTGGTGCTCAGAAGGCTGAGGAATTCTTTACTGTCTCTAAGCGGGTAACTACACCAACCACCATCTACAAGAAGCAGGCACTCGATCGAGATGATGTCATCGATATCACCGATTTCGACGTTGTTGCTTGGCTTAAGCAAGAGATGCGGCTCATGCTTGATGAGGAATTGGCACGTGCCATTCTCCTTGGCGATGGCCGAGACATTGCTTCTCCAGATAAGATCAATGAGCAAAACATTCGGCCAATTGCGAAAGAGGGAGATATTTTTGCTACATCAGTAGGCGTTCCTCCTGATGATGCTAATGCTTTTATTGACATGATTATTGCTAGTCGTGGAAGTTATAAGGGAACAGGTATGCCGACTATGTTTACGTCGGAGACAGTTATTACTTCGTTCTTGTTGCTTAAGGATACGATTGGTCGTCGTATTTATGCAACGTTGGAGGAAGTTGCATCTGTGCTTCGGGTAAGTTCTATTGTTCCAGTCGAAGCAATGGAGCCTGGTCCAGCGAATCCAGATAAGATTCTGGCTATTCTTGTAAACCCAAGTGATTACATTGTTGGCGCAACTGCCGGTGGACAGGTTAGTATGTTTGATGACTTCGATATCGACTATAACAAGCAAAAGTACCTGATTGAGACCCGTGTAAGTGGTGCCCTTACAAAGATGAAGTCGGCTATTATTATTAAAGAGGGTATTGTTCCTTAAGGAGTTTCCATGGCCAGGTTCTATGGTAATGTTGGGTATGGTGAATCTATAGAAGAACCCCCAAATTCAGGTGTTTGGGTAGATAAAATTGCTGAATACACTTATCAAGGCGATGTTATTCGTAATTCCAAACATTTCGAAAATACAGAAAAGATTAATAGAGATGTTGGTGTTGGTAATTCAATTAGTATTGTAGCGGATGAACTGGCCAATAAAAACTTCATGAACATTAAGTACATAGAATGGGCGGGGGTGCTCTGGACTGTTAATACAGTAGAGGTTCGGAGCCCCCGGCTTATTTTGAGCCTAGGGAGTGTGTATAATGGCCCAAAGGCTTGATTTGCAAAAACTGTTAATAGAGTTGCTTGGATCATCTAATGTATATTTTCAACCACCATCTACTTTAGTAATGCAATATCCGTGCATTGTATATAATCGATCTAGTGAAAATGTTAATTTTGCTGATAATATACCGTATAAGCATAAAAAACGTTATCAATTAACAGTTATTGATGTTGATCCAGATAGTGATATTCCAAGTAAAGTAGGAAATCTTCCTACGTGCTCTTTTGAACGGTTTTTTGCATTAGACAATCTCAATCATGACGTCTATAATCTTTTCTTTTAGAAGGAGATGAAAAATGGCCAAACTTACATGGGATGAGACTGGAGAACGCTTCTACGAGACAGGAGTTGATCACGGTGTTCTCTACGTTCCTGATGATACAGGTGTTTATGGTGGAGGAGTAGCTTGGAATGGTTTAACGACTGTAACTGAGTCTCCTTCTGGAGCTGAGCCAACTGCTCAGTATGCTGACAACATCAAATATCTAAATATGTTCTCTGCCGAGGAATTGGCAGTAACTGTTGAAGCATTTACTTATCCAGATGAGTTCGCTCAATTCGATGGACTTGCTACGCCTTCACCTGGTGTTATGGTTGCTCAACAGGCTCGTACAGCATTTGGTTTGAGTTATCGGACAAGAGTTGGTAATGATCTGCAAGGCGATAACTATGGATACAAATTGCATATGTTGTACGGTTGTACAGCAAGTCCATCAGAGAGAGCGTATGCAACTATTAATGATTCTCCAGCAGCGATTGCATTTAGTTGGAGCGTTACGACAACAGCAGTCGCTGTTAGTGGTATGAAGCCAACGTCTTTGGTTACAGTTGATTCAACAAGGCTAACCGATCCAGAGCTAATTGTTAATCTCGAAGACATTCTGTATGGTGGCGGATCAAATGGTGAAGCAAGACTGCCTTTGCCGAATGAGATTATGGCGATTTTTGATCCAGGAGCAAATCCACCAGCGGCAACAGGTGCTAATGCAGGTACTCCGGGTATTTGGACTCCTGCTGGAGCAACGCCTCCTACTGATGTTCCAGCACTTCAGGCATCAAGTGTTGTTGCTTCTCCAAACACTCCTTGGGCTACAGGAGAATTCGTCCAGACAGGTGTTTCTGGTCCTCCAGGTGAAGCACACTGGGATGGCGCAGCTTGGGTCGCTGGAGTAGCTCCTTAGTTCAGTTAGGCAGGAGAGTAGAGAATGCTCAAAATTATTATTGAAGGTGACGAAATTTTTAATGAAGAAGATAATACTTTTTCTACAATTGGAGATGTAGTAATCGAATTCGAGCATTCTTTACTTTCACTGTCAAAATGGGAGTCAATTTACCAGAAACCATTTTTGTCTTCTGAAACAAAAACTGTTGAAGAAATTTTTAGTTATCTCAAAGTAATGATATTAACTCCTGATATTGACCCAGATATTATTTATAAGTGTACACAGCAAGATGTAGTCAAAATTCAAGCTTATATTGATTCGGCTCAATCAGCTACAACTTTTGGTATGATGCCAGAACGCCGTGGACCAGGAGAAATTATTACTTCTGAGTTAATTTATTATTGGATGGTTGCTTTTAACATTCCGTTTGAATGTCAAACTTGGCATTTAAATAGATTATTTTCTTTGATTCGAATTTGTAACATAAAGAATTCACCACAAAAGAAAATGTCAAGAAATGAGATTGTTGAAAGGAATCGTCAATTGAATGCAGAAAGAAGGGCAAGATTGGGCACATCTGGTTGAAAGGAGCCTCATGCCTGTTCTAATCTGGGATAAAATTGGGGACAAAAAATTCGAGACTGGTCTTGATAGGGGCGTTTTGTATTTGCCTGATGGATCAGCTGTTCCTTGGAATGGTCTTAGTTCTGTTGTTGAGCACATTGATGCTTCAATAGAAATGGTTTATTATGATGGAATGAAAATTAGTGAGTTGGTTTCTTTAGGAGAATTTTCTGCATCATTAAAAGCGTTAACTTATCCAGATGAATTTATTGAATTAGAAGGCGCAGAAACTCTTAAGCATGGTATATTTGCTAACCAACAAAAAACAAAAAGATTTGGGCTTTGTTACAGAACTCAGATTGGAAATGATCAAAAAAGTTCATCTGGATATAAGATTCATCTTATCTACAATGTTCTCGCTATTCCTAGTGATAAAACATGGAGCACGATCGGCGATAGTTTATCGTTTACTGAGTTTGAGTGGGTTATTTCAGCTATTCCAGAGAATGTTCCAGGTCTTCGTCCAACGGCACATATTACAATTGATTCAACCAAAGTGGATCCATGGCTTTTAGAAGAAATAGAAGCAATGTTGTATGGAGATACACATTCTCATGCTTCTTTGATTCCTATGGATGAATTAATTTCTCATGTTACGGAATGGTATAGAATTAAGATTATTGATAATATGGATGGAACATGGACTGCTATTTCAAGACGACCTGAGTCTATTCATATTGAAGAAATAACTCAATGGTTTGAGATTATAAACTGTTCAGCAAGATTTTTGGATGATGTTACGTTTGTTATATCCGATACTATGGATATAGAAGATATTCCAGAAATTTTTATTACTGATGATGGTGATGGAGCTTGGACTGCTTCAACATCTGAGCAAGGACTTATAACTATATTTCCAAATGGATCGTTTGAGATTAAAGAAGCAAATGCCGTATATAATACTCCAGAAGAATATGAGATTTCAAATACAGTTTTTACTGAATAGGAGAACATATGGCAACTGTAACAGGTTATACCGCAGAAAAGATGAAGGTAATTGAAGATACCACTGTTGTTGATGGTACTATTAGTGGTGATGATCTAATTCTTGTTACTCGTAATGGTACTCCAATTAATGCGGGTAATGTTCGTGGTCCACAAGGAGTTCCTGGCCCATCTGGAGATGCTGGTTCAGTAGAACTTGCTAGTCCAATTGGGTCTATTACTATGTTTGGAGGAGCAGCTGCTCCAGGTGGTTGGCTTCTTTGCGATGGACAAAGTTATGTGAGGACTAATTATCAGGCGCTTTTTGATGTAATTGGTATTGCATTTGGTTCGGTAGATGGAACTCACTTTAATGTACCGAATCTTCAGCAAAAAATGCCGGTTGGTTTATCTGCTGATCCAGCATTTGATGCTATAGGTAAAATTGGTGGATCTAAAGATCTTGTTGTAGTGGATCATGCTCATCCACATACGCATACTACAGCTGCAGCGGGTAATCATCATCACGTTCCAAATGCGTATGGATCTGGTATTAAATATTATGCTACTTATATTGGTACTAACCAAGCGTTGGTTGCGGTTTCCGGTACAGGTGGTGTTATTGCCGTTGATGAAACAGATTCAGGAAATCATACTCATGGATTATCAACAGATCAATCTCGTGCTGGTGAATCTGGTGTTGGAAAAAATGTCCCTCCATATGTTGTAATTAATTTTATTATTAGATTCTAATGGCTGAGTCTCCATTTAGTTTAACTGCTGATGGAATATATTCGAAAACAGAAAGATGGCTAAATGGTTTAAAAATTACTGATTTTTATGCAGATTTAGATCATTATGGTCGTCTTGGTGTAGATGCTTTAGCTAGAGCTACCCCAATGGATACCGGTTTAGCTGCTTCTTCGTGGGGTTATAGACTTATTGATGATAGAAACGGTCCAACACTTGAGTGGTATAACGATGATATTGAAGGTGGATTTAGTGTAGTTATTGGTCTTCAGTATGGGCATGGTACGAGAGGAGGTACATACGTTCAAGGACGTGATTTTATAAATCCGGCAATTCAACCGATTTTTGATTCGATTGCCCAAGATATTTGGAAGAAGGTGAGAGCATGAGTCCTGGCGTTGAGGAACGAGTAGTATCAATTAGATTTGATAATGCTGGATTTGAAACTAAGGTTGCCAGTACGATTGCGTCCATCGATAAACTTAACGAAAAACTAGGTTCATTAGGTGCCGGTGGTGGTAAAGGTTTTTCTGATATAAGTGCAGCAGCAAAAAGTATCGATCTTTCTAGTGTAGCTTCTGGTGTGGATCACGTTGCTAGTCGATTTACTGCTTTAGGTGCAATCGCTTTTACTGCCATTCAAAATATTACTAATTCTGCTATTGGAATGGTGAAGAATTGGGCTAAGAAAGATATCTTAGATCCGATTATTACTGGTGGTACATCCAGAGCAAGAAACATTGAACAAGCTAAGTTCCAATTCGAGGGACTTGGTATGAATGTTCAACAAGCAATGGATGATGCTCTTTATGCTGTTAAAGGAACAGCTTATGGACTGGATGAAGCAGCAAAAGCTGCGGCACAGTTTGGTGCATCTGGTGTAAAGGGCGGCGATGATATGAAAGCCGCTCTGAGAGCGATCTCAGGTACTGCGGCATTGACTGGAAGATCGTTTGGCGAAATGGCCATGATCTTCACTGGATCAGCTGGTACTGGTAAGGTAACTAATCAAGATTTCATGCAGTTTGCTACTAGAGGTATGAATGCAGCTGCTGCCTATGCGAAACAAATGGGTTTGACCGAAGCGCAAGTTCATCAAATGGCTCGAGCTGGTCAAATTGACTTTATGTCATTCTCTAGGGCAATGGATCAGGCCTTCGGTGCACACTCTACAGAAGCTAGTAAAACATATGCTGGTGCTCTCGAGAACATGCATGCAGCGATGGCTAGGTTAGGTGCTTCATTTATTGGTCCACATGAGCAGCAACAAAGAGATCTATTCAACGCTCTTACTCCGGCTATTGATAATGTTAATTCTGCTCTTCAACCTTTGATTGAATCTTTTATTAAAGTTAAAGGAATTGCAACCGGTAATTTAATTAAGACGATTCAAGGTATTGACTTTACTAACTTCAAGATGGCAATACCAAACTTTGCCAAAGCATTTGAGAATGCGTTCACTGGAGTTAGACAAGTCTTTAGTCAAGTTTCTGCTGCATTTCGTGAGATCTTCCCAGCAGGTTCAGCATCTGTTATCATGAAGATTTCTGAGGCAGTACTCGGCTTCTCAGAAAAGCTCAAAATGGGAGGAGAAACAGCAAATAAGGTTAAAAGTATTTTTGCTGGATTATTCTCAATTTTGTCTATTGCTTGGGAGGTTCTTAAGGGACTTGCTCTCGTCCTTATGGATGTGGTAAAAGCGCTATTCCCAGCTAGTAAAGGTATACTTTCATTTGGTGCAGGTATAGGCGACTTCCTTACTAAACTTCATGCTATGCTTGTGGACAGTGGAGCCCTTCATGATTTCTTTGTGAAGCTTGGCGAAGTAATTGTTAAGCCAATTAATTTCATAATGAATCTTGGAAAAGCCATTGCCAATTTCTTTAGTGCAGCTTTTCCTGATAAGGTTTCATCAAGATTTGATTCCTTGTCGCAGGGAGTAAATAATTTATCTTCTGGTTGGTCTGCTTTTACTCAACGTATGTCTGGAGTATTTAGTGTCCTCCAAAAAGTTGGCGATGCCATTACTCAATGGTTCAAAGAACTTGGTAGTAAGATTGCATCGTCTATGTCAGCTGGAGATTTCCAAGGGGTTGTTGACGTAGTTAATGTTGGCCTTCTTGGCGGCATTACTTTGCTTCTTAAGAAGTTCTTCGACAAAGGTCTTAAAATTGATCTTACTGGTGGGTTGTTTTCAAAGATTGGTAAAACGTTCGATACGTTAACTTCTTCAATTAAGCAGATGCAACAGCAAGTTAAAGTACAAATGCTCATGGAAATTGCTGGAGCAATTGCTGTTTTGACTATTTCTGTTGTTGCTTTGTCTTTGATTGATTCTGTTTCGTTGACCAAAGCACTAGTAGCTATTTCAGTCGGTCTTAGTGAGTTGGTTGGAACGTTGGCGGCGTTGTCAAAGTTTGTTGGTACAGGCGGATCTTTTAAGATGCTCGCTTTGTCGGCTTCACTTATTACTTTGGCTTTGGCTGTGGATATTTTAGCTATTGCTATTAAGATTCTTGGCGGTCTTAGTTGGGCTGAGCTTGGTAAAGGTTTAACTGGTGTTGCTGGTGGGTTGCTAATACTTATCGCAGCGGCACAGTTGATGCCAAAGAACCCAATGCTTATATTTTCAGCTGCAGGCGTGCTTATTCTGTCTGGTGCTTTGCTCGTTTTGAGTATAGCAGTAAAGTCTTTTGCAGGAATGTCTTGGGGAGACATGGCAAAGGGTCTGGTTGGCGTTGGTGTTGGTATGGCTCTTATTGTAGCCGCTATGATGTTAATTCCAGCATCTAGTGTTATTGGTGCACTTGGGTTTGCTGTCATGGCAATTGGTCTAAGACTTATGGCCGATGCAGTTAAAGCATTTGGTAATATATCCTGGGGGGTACTTGGTAAAGGATTACTTGGTATTGCTGGAATTTTAGTTATAGTTGCTGCAGCAATGTATGTTATGCCCGCAACTTTACCACTTACTGCTGCCGGGATGCTTATTCTTGCTGCTGCCATTAGTGCTATGGCTATTTCTGTTTTGGCGCTGGGTAAAGCAGATCTTAAGACACTTGCTAAGGGTTTGGGCGCTTTTGCGGCGATGCTACTTATCCTAGCGGTATCTATGCAAGTAATGCAATCGTCAATTGTTGGAGCAGCTGCATTAATTATTGCCGCTAAAGCTATTGAAATTTTAGGAAAGGTTCTAGCAACAGTTGGTAAACTAAGTATAGCACAAATAGCAACAGGACTTGGTGCTATTGCAGCAGTTTTGATTGTACTTGGACTTGCTGCTTTGGTTTTGGAGCCAGTTATTCCTGCATTGCTTGCCTTGGGTGTTGCTTTGGGTGTTGTTGGTCTTGCTTTTGCTTTGTTTGGTGCCGGAGCATTCTTAGTAGCTACAGCTTTTAGTATTATGGCTGTTGCAGCTGATGCAGGTATGAAGGGTATTATGGCAGCAATTCGTACCCTTCAAACAGCCATTCCAATGGTAGCGGCGACTGGGGCCTTACTTATTGTCAACTTTGCGGAGGAAATTCTTCGTGCTGCACCAGAATTGTTGAAAGTTCTTACTGCGCTTATTTCACAAGTACTAGAAACTATTACAAAGTTGGCACCACAGCTTGCTAAAGCAGTTACTGCTCTTCTTCAAATGTTGATTAAGGTTATTAATGATAACTTACCCAGTCTTGTTCAGATGGGTTATAATATTCTACTTGCACTCATGGATGGCATTAATAACAATATGCCTGAAATTATAAATAAAGCAGGTGAAATTATTGTTAACTTCGTTAATGGATTGACTCAGAATATTGATCCAATTGTCGCAGCAGTAGCAACTCTAATTACAACTTTTATTACATCAATCGGCACTCATTATGGTGAGATTATTGCTGCTGGCGTTAATATGATAATTAATTTCTTGCTTGGTCTTACGCAAGACATTACATCTATTATTACTGCCGTTGTACTTATCATTACGACACTGATTCAAGCAATTGCTGCTAATGAAAGTTTGATTATTGATGCTGGTTTCCAAGTACTTACTAATTTCCTTCTTGGTATTTCGAATAATATTCTACTTGTAGCTGATACAGTTACACAAATTATTACTAGTTTCATTACGGCACTTGGAAGTCATATTCTAGAAATTCTAAATGCTGGTTTCCAAATATTGATGCAGTTGATGACTGGTATTGCTAATAATATTGTGGCTGTTGCTAATAAAGCTACTGATATTATTGTGTTATTTATCCAAACATTGGATAACAATATGGGCAGAATTATAACTGCTGGTACGCAATTTATAGTTCATCTTATTACTGGTATTGGTCAAAATGCTGAGACAGTTGTCGCTGCTGGTGCTCAAACAATTATTAAGTTTATTGAAGGTCTTACTACACATGCATTGGAAATTGCTAATGCTGCTATGACTGCCATTGTTCAGTTTGTCGAGGGTTTGTCTACGGCAATTAATACACATAGTGCAGAACTTAGAGGTGCTGGTAAAGATTTGGCTTTTGCTATTGCAGATGGTTTGACCGGTGGCTTGGCTAGTAAAGTTCAAGAGGTTGCTGAAAGTGCTAAGAATCTAGCTTCAAGTGCTTGGGAGGGAGCTAAAAGTTTCTTGCATATTGGTTCACCATCCAAACTATTTATAGATATGGGTCAAAATATTGGTGACAGTATGGCTCTTGGGATGGATAATAATAAAGCAGCTGAAGCTAGTGCATCTAGATTAGCTGATAATATTACAACAGCATTTAGTAATAGTCTCGGTCAAATTCCAGATTCTTTTGCTAATATGGATGCATTTAGTCCAACTATTACTCCAGTACTTGATCTGACCAAGATTCAGCAACAATCAACGGGCATTGCCGATGCATTGGGTACAGCTAAGATAACTCCATCGGCGTCATTTACCCAAGCAGGACTTATTTCATCTTCACTTGCAGCAAATGCAGCTGGATCAGCAGCAAATCAGCCACAACCGCCATCACAAGTTATATTTGAGCAAACTATTAATGCTCCAGAAGCACTCTCAACAAATGATATTTACAGAAATACTAAGAGCCAGATTGCTTTGGCAAAGGAGGAATTGAACATAGTATGAACTTGACTAGTGTTGAAATTCATCCTGATGGTTCTAGTAATACGTTGGTTTTGAGTTTCCGGGATCCAGATTCAATTGAACCATATAATGTGAAAGACATCAAAGGTTTAGACGCTGATGATATAATTCCACAATTTATTGGCTCTCCCGGAGGCTCACCTTCGTATAATTTGAGGCAAGGCTCTCGAATAATTGTATTAAAAATGGGTTTAAATCCAAATTATTCTCTTGGTCAGTCTGTTTCTGATATTAGAGATGCTGTTTATAAAATGATTGCTTCTTCTAGAAAAGGTAAAGTTCAAATTCAATTTAGAGATGCACATTCAATAGTTGCAGTTATTTCGGGGTATATTGCAAAGTTTGAATCAGAACGATTTACAAGATTACAAGAGGTACAACTTACTGTACTTTGTGATACAACTATGTTGACTGCTCCCGAGCCGGTCAAAGTTGATGTGGCATATTTGGATCCAAGAAATACGTTTATAATAGATGATTTATCGACTGCACCACATGGATTTACATTTACATTATATTTTAATACTGATCTTGATTCTCTTACTATTCGTGATCCGAACGATATTTGGAACTTTACCATTGCACCTAAGCCAACGCTACCCGGAGAAGTTTCTAGGGAGGCAGACGAAGTTCTTCAAACTGGTTTTACACGTTATGATTCTTTGTTTTACTCAAATGAAGATGAAAAACAATTATATTTGATTCGTGGAACAACGCGTCAACCATTGGCTGATTTGGTCGAGCCAGGTTCTACGTGGCCAATTATATTTCCAGGGGAAAATCACTTCACATTTAATGATTACGATGCAGTTTCTTGGACAGCCGTATCATATCGTCCAACATATTGGGGGGTGTAAATGGATTTATTTAAATTTACCAACCCATATGTTCATGCACAAATGGAACAAGGACAAATTGTCAATCATATTTTAACTAAAATGTGGATCGAGAAGTATCGAGATGCTAGTGAATTTACTTTAACAGCTAGAGTTGACTCTGATGTCAGAGATCAATTACCAATTGGTACTTATATTTCACATATAAACAGCGATATAATTATGGAAGTAGAGAATCATGAAATAACTGAATCTGGAGATAAAGTTCCTGAAGTAAAAATAACTGGACGTAGTTTGGAAACTTTTTTAGAAAATAGAATTGTTGGAAGTAATAAAGCGCTTCCTTTCTCAGGAACTATTACAGATTATGCTCTTCCAGCTAATTATACCTGGACACAGGCAAAAAAGTTGGTTGATGATCATATTAATCCCAATTTTGTAGTTCGTCCAGACGATGCTCTGCCACAAATGAGTACTTCCATTTCTGTTGGTAGTATGACTTCTATACAACTTGATCGAATAGTTAAAATTGGAACCGTTTATTCTTCTTTGTTGGAGCTTCTGAAAATAGATAATCTCGGTGTTAGAATAGTGCGACCTGGTTCATGGTCTCCTTTAGGAGCAATGAATGCTCATCATGTATTACTTATATTTGCCGGGGTTGATAAATCTACCAGCGTTGTTTTCTCTTATAATACTGGTGAAATAGTTAATGCTGATTATTTATGGAGTAATAAGACGTTTAAGAACGCAGCATTTGTATCAGGGAAATGGGTTCAAGTATTTGTACCTTCTTCTGCTACAGAAAAGCAAGAATTTCGAAGAACTATATTTGTAGATGGGCAAGCGGTAGACAAAGATTTCACAGCGGCTCCAGTTGGTGGATTTTATGATGCTTGTGTCACTGCTATGACACAGTTAGGCAAAGAAGCACTGGCTAATCAGAACAATTTGGCTCTATCTAAGGCTGAAACAAGAAAAGATGCTACTAAAGCCATATATAGGAAAGATTTCGGTCTTGGTGATCTTGTTACGGTTGAGGGTGATTATGATGAGGCTCGAGTGATGCGGGTGAGCGAATACGTTGAGATTGAAGATATTAATGGAGATAGTGGATATCCAACATTTACTATCGATGTACCAACAGAATATCAAAATTCATAAAAATAAGGAGTTTTATGAAGATAATAACTAATTTAGCTTTTTCTTTGATTGCATCAGTATATTTTCTCTTATCCGTGTTTATATTTAGCTTTACCTATGCTGTAGAAGCGCTTGGTATCTTTATAATCATCATAACATTCCTTAATTTCGGTATATTTAGAGATTCAATAAAATATGAAGGTCTTATCGTAGTATCTATGTCCGAAAAAGGCGATAAACGGTTCAGTTTACAGCTTGATGCTACTCCAGAAGAACTAGAACAAAAAACTATAGTCACGTTCCGAGTAGTTTCTGATACAAAGGCCTAAACAAGTTATACACGGCCTTATATGAGAACTACAGAAAGGAAATCATGGGATATTTATCGAGAGATCAAGGAAACGAGTCGATTGAGAGAGAAATCGCATCAGTTCTGGATCAAATGGAGACAATTGGAGTAATGGATGAACGATATCCAATAATGATAGGTCATTTGGAGAAGTTGAACGACATAAAGACGAAGAATCGGAGTCAAATCAACCTCGATACATTGGCCCTCATTGGCGGAAATTTGTTGGGAATAATTCTGATTATTGCATATGAGCAGAAACATGTGATCACCTCGAAAGGCTTGAGTCAAATAATCAGACCGAGATAGAAAGGGATTACCATTTGTAGTCGATGATTGTGGGGACCATGTAAGTTTGAAGAAGATTTACATGGTCTTCACAATTTTTACATGGATTATTATTTTTTTCTGGGAAAAAATACCCCGGGGGAATTTTCTTAGAACTTTTTGTAAAAAACCCCTTCTAGGATTCGTTCTAAGCCTCTAAAATAAAAATAATGGTATAATCTACCCTAGATTTGTAAAAACGGCCTAAATCGGCTCAGAGGGGCTTATTTTACGTTCTGAGCCATTTCTGTATATTTTACATGGATTATAATGAGAGAAACTATCTAAGGAGAACTAATGTTTGGAATTGCAGCAAAAGCGATTCTTGTTGGAGGAGCCGTTGCGGCCGTCACCTTTGTAAGTGTGAAGATCATTCAGAAATCGAATGCAAAATTCGAAGCCGAGTTGGCTGAAGAAAGAGCAGTTATGATTTCTGCGTGGAAGACATACTTCGAGAAGTTGACGGCCATTGACGCTGCCCTCGAGAAAAGTGTCGCCAATGCAAAATTTTGGGACATTGTTACCAGAGAAGGGTGAATCAAAGATTAAGGTCGAAACATGGCCTTAATTTTTCCGCAAGATTTACATGCATTATAATGAGAGAACTAGTAAAGGAGAAACTAATGTTTCAGAACTTGAAGTTGAAGGCACGGACAAATCTGTACGCCCTCGCGATCAAGATCAACCCTGACATCTTTCTCCGTACATCGGAGGGATATGTCGTGTTGATTGATGACGAGACGTACAACGTTCGCTTCTTCGACCCAGAGACGAAGGCATTTGTAAACGTAAATGACTAGCAATCAAAGGCCTAAGCCCCCTACAAGGGCTTAGGTTTTTTCCTCGCAAAAATTACATGTCCTTAAATGGAAACTACCTATTTAAGGAGAAATCATGGACAAATTCAAGAAGGTCGCTAAGGCACCAGTGAATTTCGTTTCGAAGCACCGAGTCGCTATTGCGATTATTGGTACGGCAGCTATCTGCACGACCATCAGTCGCTCAGCGCTTCAGGACGCAAACGCATTCATTGAGTCGAAAGGCCTGATGGAGGAGTACGGTAATTTCACCGGAAAGTAGTACTGAAACTAAGATCTTGCAACTAATATTGCACGGTCTTAGTTTTTTTTCGCAAGAAATACATGGTGTTAGATGAGAAGGTTACAATGTGTACTATATGTACAGACTTCTCGTTATATTTTTTTATTTAATCCATTGAAAGGACTAAAGTGTTAGAAGATCGTGAAATTTCAGTTCGGCTCAACCGCAAGGATCGAGGTCAGTATGGACCCGGAGGTAATGGGGGCCGATCGAATATTCAGAATTTCGAAGACAAAGTCGTTCTTATCGAGAAGGTTTTCAATCGAGCGGGTAGGAATGCCATTCTTGGTGTTTGTGCCTATGTGCTTCTCGATACATTCCGTAAGGTTGTCGTTTCACGAGCGGGAAAGTGATGCCCAATGGGGGTCGACTAACACTGCTTCTCAATTTTTTACGTCATTGTGAAATCGCAAAAAATACATGGTGTTAAATGAGAAGTAAGACGAGACACTAATGTGTAGGTGAAAGACCTACCCGTCTGGTGCGGGAGCATTACCGCTAAATCATAGTTTTAGATGGGCTATGAACCCTAGACTTCTCATTATATTTTTATGATGTAGCTTTTGGAAGAGGAGAAAAGAAATAAAATGAAACCAATCAGACAAAGTATAAGTGAAAACCAAGATTTCTATAATGGAGTCGGAGTTGGACTTACCCTCGGAGTTTTTGTAGCGGCAATGCTTCTCACTCGTGGACGAGTGATGCCTGTTTACATGAAGTCTGATGGCGTAGGAATAGTTTATGAGTAAAACCAGGATTTACTACGGACAAACTCCGGAATACATGGTTGTAAAGCAAAGGAGGTATGGATTTTGGAATTTCATCCTTGATTGTTTTATGACGTTTTTCACAGCAGGTTTGTGGCTCATCTGGATCATCATCAGAGAAATCAAAAATAGTTAATCAATTGAAAGGGAATCATGGAAAATAATAGTACTAATAAATTTGAAGAGAAGAAGCAAGTTGTAATTCGACTTGGTCCACCAATCGCTCTTGGTATAATGATTGGGCTTTTGTTTAAAGTTCGTGGCCATAGCGCACAAATTAATACATTGAATCGAACAGTTGGTAATTTGGAAGCTTCTGTTGATTCGATTGCTGACGTAGTTAATGGAATTTTGATAAACAAAGCAAATCCCGGTATGCAACTTATTAAGGTACCAGCATAACAGAGAGGAACTGATACTAGGTGGCTTTATCAGATTTCTTCAATAATCTAAGTAAAACGGTTAAAAGCAATTCTCCGGAAATTCTAACTGCATTTGGTGTAGCCGGAGTTATTGTCACGACATATTTGACTGCCAGAGCATCCTTTAAATCTCAACGAGAAATTACTGAGATGGAGGAAAACAATGGTTATATTTCAGAAGAGGAAGGACAATTTAAAGAACGTTTCGCTCTAGTTTGGAAGAATTATATTCCAGCAGGAATTAGCGGTGCAGTTACCATTGCGTGTATCATCGGATCTAATAAAGCCAGTGGAAATAGAACTGCAGCTGCAGTTGTTGCATATTCTCTGACCGAAAAGGCTTTTTCTGAGTACAAAGAACGTGTGGTTGAAGAACTTGGCAAAGGAAAATCTCAGAAAATAGTTGATCAGATTGCACAAGATAAAGTATTAGAGAATCCAAGCACATCGAAAGAAGTCATCATAATTGATGGTGAACATGTCTTGTGTTGTGAATTGTACACGGGACGATATTTCAGAAGCAATATGGATCGTCTTCGTAAGGCTGAAAATGAAATCAACGCAAGAATTGTGCATGAATGTTATGTGGCACTCGAAGAGTTTTACGATCTAATTGGTTTATCTAATACATCTGTATCATCTAATCTTGGCTGGAGTTCTGATAGGCTCCTTTCTTTGGAATTTTCTACAGTTATATCCAAGGACGGAGAGCCATGTTTGGCCTTCGATTACAATTACGTCAAACCATTAGCATTAATGTAGTCTCTCACAAAAAATACACGTTGTTAGATGAGAGAAGTTATATTTTAAGGAGAAATTAAAATGTTGGCAATTGTTGGAAAAGTCGTTGTAAACCCGGTAACCAAGGTTGTTGTGTGCAGTATAGCTGGTGGATTAGCCAGCTATTTCACGCAAGTCGCCGTGGCAAAGGTGTATGACAACGTTTTCAGTGAGCAATTTGCAGCCATTGAGAGTGTTCCTTCGGAATAACTTTCTAAAAGTCAGATCGTTTAGAAATAAGCGGCCTGACTTTTTTTTCAACCTCAATCGAAAAGGAAAAAAGATGCTTAAGCGAGAGATCAAGTACGAAGATTTCAATGGTGAAGAAGTTACCGAGATTTTTTATTTCAATCTTTCTAAGCCAGAATTGATTGAGCTAGAGGTTGGATATACACAAGGATTCGGTCAAATGCTGCAATCTATTGTCGAATCAAGAAATAATAAGGAAATCATTGCCAAATTCAAGGAAATCGTCTTGATGGCATATGGTATCAAATCTGATGATGGAAAGCGATTCATCAAAAGCGATAAACTTCGAGAAGAATTCTCTCAGACAGCTGCTTATGCCGAATTGTTCATGGAATTGGCTACAAATGATCAAGCAGCAGTTATATTCTTGAATGGAGTTCTTCCTCGAGAGTTTCGTGGAGATATTGAGGCTGCGGCGGCATCAATTACTTCAGCAGGCTCTATTCAAGCAGCAACAAGTGAGTCGCCTTCTCAATCCCTCAATACATAAGGACTAATTATGGTAATGGATTATCAAGGTAATTCCAGAAAAAGTAAAGAAGAAAAAGAAGCGCCACCAAAAAAAGAAGTTGAAAAAGTTGTTGTTAATGAAGTTGTGGTTAAAAGAAAAGGTGTTGGAGCCAAGTTCCGAGACATATTTGTGGAGGCAGATTTTAGAAGTGTGACTAATTACATAATTTATGAGGTTCTTGTTCCAGCTGCCAAAAATACCATTACGGATGTAGCAAGTAAAGGTATTGAGCGTTTGATGTATGGAGAATCTGCTATCCGTCGACGAGATATTGGCGCTTCATCACGAGTAACGTACAGTACTCCAGTTCGTCGTACTGAATATGCTAATTATCGAGACAGAGAAACAAATCCGCCTCGAGGAAGGGTGCCAGCATCAAACAGAGTTCTTCATGCTCAGAAACCACCGGGGGAGGAATTAATTATTGCGACTAGAGAAGAAGCTCTGCATATTCTCGAGCGCATGAATGACATTATTGATTCATATGAGGTTGCTTCTGTAGCAGATTTGAAATCTCTGGCTGGATTGGAAACAACGTTTGTAGATAATAATTGGGGATGGATATATTTAGGAGATGTGCCAATTCAACAAATTCGAGAAGGATTTTTGTTGAGTCTTCCTGCAGCGGAACCTATTAAATAAGGATAACATATGAAACTTGATACCGGAATCATAACTCGTAGTCTCAGTCGATCTGTTTTGCAAACTAAAGCTAATTCCCCGCATATTTTCTTTTCTCTTGGGGTTATTGGGACCATCACAAGTACGGTGCTCGCTTGTCGAGCTACATTGAAATTGGAGAAGGTTCTTGATGAGATCAAGAATGATTTTGAAACCGTCAAGGATATGCATTCTCGGATTGATAAAGACAAGTATAATCACCAAGAGTATATTAAAGATTTGGCTTACGTTTATGGGAAAAGCGTAATAAAGCTTATTCAATTGTATGGACCAGCAACTGCTGTCGGTGGAGTATCTATTGCCTCACTTGCTGGGTCGCATGTTCAGTTGACTCGTCGAAACGCGGCACTTAGTATTACTCTTGCTGCCGTGACAAAAGCATATAATGAATATCGAGAGGTAGTCAGAAAAGAAGTTGGAGAAGAGAGAGAGTTTGAACTTTTCCACGATATTCACACCAAGGAAATTGAAGTGGCTGGAAAAAAGACCACAGCGAAGTATTCCGGGAACAGTTATTCCATATATGCTCGATTCTTTGATGAGACATGTGTAAATTGGCAGAAAGATCCTGAAATAAATAGAATGTTTCTTCAGCATCAAGAAAGATACGCCAATGACATGCTAAAAGCTAGAGGGCATGTGCTTTTGAATGACGTTTATGATGCTCTTGGCATGGAACGATCATCAGCTGGAGCCGTTGTTGGTTGGGTTTTGAATGGTGATGGTGATGGTTACATTGATTTTGGTATATTTGAACTCTCAAGTAACCGGTTTGTTAACGGCCTTGAGCGCAGCATTCTTCTAGACTTCAACGTTGATGGAGTCGTTTTTGAATTGATTGGAGAATAAATAATGGAAATTAAGAACGTTACAACATCAAAATGGGCTCCACTAGTTTTTATATTTGTTGGATTTACAGTGGGTGTCGTTGCAGGATATCAAATTCGTGATAAAAAAGGAAAACTTAATCTAAGAAAGCGTATTCCGGCGGGTGAATACAATCGGATGGTTAAAGAAAATCAAGAATTTGATATTGAAGCACTTAGAAAGGCACATGGTATTACGCCGGACATGATGCCGCCGGTTGGATCACCTCCTGGAACACTGGCTGGAAGTAGAGCAGAGTTCGATGAGGAAATTAAGGGTTTGGTTACTCCAGACGAGGATATAACAGTGTCAATTCGGCCAGTACCAAATGAAGATACCACGGGAGCAGTTGTTAGAGTGGATGAACCTATACCTCCTCGACCACATAAAGACGAAAATGTTGTACATCATGTATTTGCGGGTCCTTCTGTGGACCCATGGGATTATGATGAAGAAGTGGCAAAAAGAACAGAAGATGCTCCATATATTCTGCACAGAGACGAGTTTTATGCGGAAGAAAAGGGCTATATTCAGGTAACGTTGACCTATTATGAAGGTGACAACGTTATGACTGACGAAGATGATTCACCTGTCTATAACTATGAAGTAGTTGTTGGACCTCTGAAATTTGGACATGGTTGTGATGATCCAAATGTCTTTCATGTAAGAAACGATACGAGAGAAGCCGAATATGAAATTTTACGTGATCGAGGATTCTATTCGATTGAAGTTCTTGGGCTCGAACATGAAAAATCAACTGATCCTAATGAAGAAAAGCATCTAAAGCATTCAGAGGATCATGTTAGACGTTTTAGGTCTGAGGATTAATCATGGGAGAGCCTATTGATAATCTATATTTCAACTGGCTCTGCGCAAAGGTACTAGATGGTAGTGAATTAAAAACTCGTTATAACTTTTTAGTAATTTTGCATAAAACAGAGTTTGTTTGGGTTGTTTCAGGTGATAGACATCGAGTATTGGATACAAAGGACCTTAGAGATGACTTTTTCATTGCAAGTGGGTTAGAGCCAGATCCTAATTGGGAAACCGAGCAATGTTCAGTGCTTGAAATATTTATTTCTCTCGCTCAGAGGCTTAATTTTCAAACTGGAGCATCAGTATATTCTTGGTTTTGGGAATTCATCGAAAACCTTGGTTTAAACGAATATATTCATTCAGCAAATAGAAATAAGCGTAAAATTGAGGAAATTTTGGATATTTTTATTTGGAGGCAGTATGAACCAGATGGCCGTGGCGGAATTTTTCCATTAGTAAATCCTCAAAACGATCAAAGAAAGATAGAGCTTTGGTATCAATATGCTGAATATGCAACGGAGCGTGCGCTATACTAGAAAGGGGTGCCATGGACTTTTACAAAATTGTCACAACAGAAAAGAAAGATGGCACTCTTCAAATTCGTCCCGATTGGATTATAGGTAGATCTAATGATCTAATGACTCGGGGTGGGTCATTTTATGCCATTTGGGACGAAGAAATAGAATTATGGTCTACAGACATATATGACGTTCAAAGATTGGTAGATGGCGATTTAGAGCGATATGCTAAAGAACAGGAAGAAAAGACAGGGTTCATATATTCGGTAGCAAGATTAGAATCAAACAGTACAAAACTATGGGATGGATTTCAACACTATATAAGGAATAGTGGTAATAATTATCATATTTTAGACGAAAAGATCGTGTTTGCTAACACAAAGGTAAAGAAGTCTGATTATGCAACTAAACGTCTAGGATATTCTTTAGAAGAAGGGCCATTCCCTGCTTGGGATACCCTGGTAGGAACACTTTATAATGAAGAAGAACGTAAGAAAATTGAATGGGCCATAGGGTCTATAATTGCTGGTGAGTCCAAACTTATTCAGAAATTTATTGTCTTTTATGGCCCCCCAGCCAGTGGAAAGTCAACAATTCTTCACATAATCGATGAATTGTTTCATGGTTATACTACAGTATTTGATGCTCGAGAACTTTCGAGTAATAATAATACTTTTGCCACAGCATCATTCAAGAATAATCCATTGGTAGCGATTCAACATGACGGCGACTTGTCTCGGATCTATGATAATACAAAATTAAACTCAATTGTAGCTCACGAGATGATGACAGTCAATGAAAAGTATAAGGCACCGTTTGAATCAAAGTCTAATGCATTCTTATTTATGGGAACAAATGTTCCGGTAAAGATTACAGATGCAAAATCGGGAATAATTAGGCGTTTAATCGATGTTGTTCCAACTCAACGAACATTACCTCATGAGACTTATCATATTTTAATGGATCAAATCATGTTCGAACTTGGCAACATAGCACAACATTGTTTGACTAAGTATCGGACAATGGGTCGGAATTATTACAGTAATTATCGACCTACTGAGATGATGCTACAAACAGACGTCTTTTATAATTTTGTTGAGTCCTGTTTTGACATATTTAAGAAAGAAGATGGAATCACTCTAAAGAAAGCCTGGAATCTATACAAAGAATATTGTGCTGAAACAGGAATTGATAAAATACTTCCTCAGTATAAGTTTCGGGAAGAGCTTAAAAATTATTTTTATAGCTTCGATGAGCGGATTAGGCTTGATGGTGAAAACTTAAGAAATTATTATTCTGGGTTTAAGCATTTAACTGATACTGGTCCATTAACTGAGTTACCAATTAAGCCAGAAGGTATTTATAGAATTACTTTTGTAGATGGTCCATCTATATTTGATGAATCTTGCTTTGGTATGCCTGCTCAGTATGCAAATGAAATTGGGCTTCCTAAAAATAAATGGACTAATGTTACCACTGTACTTTCAGATATTGATACATCTAAACTTCATTATGTAAAAGTACCAGAAACACATATTGTTATCGATTTTGATCTTGTTAATGAAGATGGTGAAAAAGACCTCAATCTTAATATTGAAGAGGCATCGAAGTGGCCTGCGACATATGCTGAGGTTAGTCAAAGTGGATCTGGTGTTCATCTACATTATATTTATAAGGGAAATGTTAGAGAATTAGCTTCAGTATATGATGTTGGTATTGAAATTAAAACTCTTCTTGGTGACAGTGCCCTTCGAAGAAAGCTCACTTTGAGTAATAATGTGAACATCACGCCGCTTAATGGTGGACTTCCCAAAAAGGAGAGGCCGGTGCTCTTAAGTAAAAGTATTCAAAGTGAAAAAGGGCTTAGAGATCTTATCGCACGAAATTTGCGAAAAGAAATTCATCCGGGAACTAAACCATCAATTGACTTCATTTACAAGATATTAGAAGAAGCATACGAGGATGGGATCAGTTACAATCTTAATGATATGCGTTCTGATATTTTGACTTTTGCGGCCAAGAGTACAAATCAATCTGACTACTGTATTAAGCTTGTTCAAACTATGAAATTTGTTAGTCAGAATGAAATGCCAGAAATTACTGATGAAGAATCTCCTAGGATATTTTTCGACGTTGAAGTTTATCCAAATTTGTTTGTAGTTTGTTGGAAAGTCGAAGAATCCGAAACGGTTGTTCGAATGATCAATCCAGAATCCAAAGATATCGAGCCTTTGCTGGCAATGAATTTGATTGGTTTCAATAATCGTCGGTATGACAATCATATTCTGTATGCTCGTTATATTGGCTATTCTTTGGCAGAATTGTCACATCTTAGCCTGAGAATTATCAATTCGGGTAATAATAATGACGTTTTGTTCGGAGAAGCCTATAATTTGTCATATTCGGACATATATGACTTCAGTTCGAAGAAACAGGGTCTAAAACAGTTCATGATTGACCTAAATATACCCCATATTGAACTAGAATATCCTTGGGATGAGCCACTAGCAGAGGAGTTTTGGCCGAAGGTTGTGGAGTATTGTGCCAACGATGTCATGGCAACTGAGAAAGTATTCCAGGCTAGGAAACAGGATTTCGTAGCGAGACAAATTCTGGCTAGTCTCTCTGGATTGTCTGTGAATAGTACAACTCAACAACACACAGCCAAAATCATATTTGGAAGTGAAAAAAAACCCCAGGGGGTATTTGTCTATACTAATTTGGCGGAAAAATTTCCAGGGTATAAATTTGAGGGAAAAGCCTCAACTTATCGAGGAGAAGTAACCGGCGAGGGTGGTTATGTTTATGCTGAGCCAGGTATTTATGAGAATGTAGCTTTGTTAGATGTAGCCAGTATGCATCCAACAAGCATTGAGATCTTAAATTTGTTTGGGCCATACACAGAGAAATACAGTCAACTCAAAGAAGCTCGTATGGCTATCAAACGTAAGGACTACGACAAAGCAAGAACGCTTCTTGATGGAAAGCTTGCGCCATATTTAGATGACGATGAAGAAACAGAAGATTTGTCTTATGCACTGAAAATTGTCATTAATATTGTCTATGGATTGACTAGTGCCAGATTCCCAAATGCGTTCAGAGATAATCGTAATAAAGATAACATCGTGGCAAAACGGGGTGCTCTATTTATGATCGATCTGAAGCATGCAGTACAAGAACAAGGTTTTATTGTAGCTCATATCAAAACTGATTCAATTAAAATTCCAGAAGCAACTCCCGAAATTATCCAATTTGTCATTGAGTTTGGAAAGAAATACGGGTACGACTTTGAGCACGAAATCACTTATGATTGGTTATGCCTTGTTAATGATGCTGTTTATATTGCTCGAAGCGGAGATAAGTGGACTCCGATAGGAGCACAATTTCAACATCCATATGTCTACAAAACTTTGTTTACTCATGAAGAACTAGAGTTCAAAGATTATTGTGAGGCGAGGAATGTCGTCCAGGGACGCATGTATTTGGATTTCTCAGGAACTGAAGAAGTCAGCAACATGGTTCACGTCGGACGAACAGGAAGCTTTGTTCCGGTTATGGATGGTGGGATTTTGTGGCGGGTTAAAGACGATAAAAAGTATGCAGTAACTGGCACGAAAAACCATTTTTGGATTACGAGAGAAATGGCAGAAAATAGACTTGAGCGTAACGAATTAAACATCGATATGTCATATTTTGAAGATCTTAAAGTTAAAGCAATCGAAGCAATACGTCAATTCGGAGATGGTTGTACCATATTTGAAGACATGAATAAGTGATGTTATGGGACCCAACAAATGGGAGATAATTTATAGTGTAACTGCTTTCTTGGTTGTAATTATTATTGTCATTCTATATTTTTAAGGAGAATCTAAAATGGCTGACGATGTTAAGACATTTATGGTTGAAGATGCTCGCTTGGTCTTTCGTAATTTCAGTGGAAAGGAAGGTCAATACAATAGAGAAGGAGATCGCAACTTCTCAGTAATTTTGGATGACGAAGCAGCTCAGTTGATGCTTAAGGATGGCTGGAATGTCAAGTATTTGGCTTCTCGAGAGGAGGGAGAACCAGACACTCCGTATATTCAAATAGCAGTCAACTTCTCCAATCGTCCACCTCGAGTAGTAATGATTACTTCAACAGCTCGTACAAATCTAAGCGAAGAATCAATCAGTGTTTTGGATTGGGCGGATATTCGTACCTGTGATTTGATTGCTCGAGCATACGACTGGACAGTCAATGGAAAAAGCGGAACCAAAGCATATTTGCAGTCTATGTTTATCACTATTGAAGAAGATGAATTGGAGCGGAAGTATGCTATCAATGAATCGAATACTTAAATGGCCAAAATTACTCTGGCGGAACCAGATGGTCCATATTCTTGTCTTTTAGATACAGAAGTAATGGAAGTAAAGATAAGGGAAGCCTATATCGGTGTAGAATTTATTACTAATGGAGGTGCAATACTTTCTGTATCCATGCGAGATGATGGTTTTGAAGTGCATTACTTTGGACGCTCGGAAGGATTCTATTTCGACTCCGGTCGGATAGAATGTAAAAATCAAGTTATCAGCCGAATGTTTCCAGAAGGAAAAGAGCTTCCGGACGAGGTTTTTCTTAAAGCTATATTTGAAGACGAAAATAATGAAGGGTCTGATAGTGATTAAACTAGAAGCATGGATTCAAGCAGTTAATTTAGTTACGCCAATTATTGAAAAATTTACAATTGAAAAGAAATCTGGATCATCAAACATATTTGGAAATACGGGAACTATAACTCCAGTTGAACAATACATTGATCACGTTATATTTGTGGCTGAATGGTTGCTTGATGCGGAAGAAGAAGATAAAGAAGAACCTCTTCCAAATCTTGGTATGGCAACAACCCATGAGTTGCTAAATGAAATAGCTGTTCGAATGGATTTTGAACATGCCCAAAAAGGTTTAGAAAATTGTGAAGAATTTGCTATTCACTGTAGACAAATGATACTACAATTGAGTCAAGATGGTCAGGAGGTACTAAATTACAGAACAATTGATTCTTAATTAACTGGCGAACAGTAAGGAGATTATATTTCCCGCTAGTAACATCGGCTTTGCCCAGTAAGCACGCCTGATGCAAGAAGCGAGAATCATTATCCCCTTCCCGGGAATGATTTGCAGGTTTGAATGCATAACGCTGGAGCCGCTCACACAAATAACGTAAGGAATCTTCTGATTCCCCAAGAAAGGAGTGTGGAGTGTATCTCCGCATTGCAAAAAGACTACCTGTGGTGGTTATATTTACAGGTATGCTAATCATAGGAGTACAATGGTCATCTTTAGGTGGATCAGAAGATGTTTCCAAGGTGATAAAGCTTCAAAAACACCCCCCGCTGAAACAATCAGCCTTGAAGCAGCGCACTGGCTTTTCGGCAGCAACAAAAAGTCTAAACATCGAAAATCGACTTGCTACGACGACAACCACTAGTACAACAACCACAACAGTTCCACCAACTACAACAACGACAACAATTCCCATAGTTACAACTACAACAACTCAACCACCGCCTATACAAGCAGCACCAATAGAATCAAATAGTTATATTTGGAATTGTATCATTTCACATGAATCTCAGGGAAATCCAACAGTAGTTAATTCTCGGAGTGGTGCCGGGGGTTTATTTCAATTTCTTCCGAGTTCATGGAAGGCTTATGGTGGAACAGTATATTCTACATTACCAGAAGATGCGACAGTGGCTGAACAATGGGATATTGCCATTAAAGCGCAAGCTGAAAGTGGCTGGTCTCCTTGGCGAGGAGACGGTTGTACTCCAGTAGGGTAAACGGTCATATCAAATACATGGTATTAAATGAGAGAAAACCTCTCGTTTATATTTTAAGGTGAAGGAAATACGCTTTGTGACGAATTAATGAGAATTTACACAAGGAGAAATAATGGAGTTCACCACGTATGTCCGCAAGCCTTTTACTGTGGAGGCGGTACAAGTTACTAAAGAAAACATTGCTGAAATTGCTGAGATGATCGGGACGCTGCATTATGAAAAGAATGGCTCTCCTTACATTCAAGTGAATCAGCAAGTTATCTCTAATTTGTTTCGAATTCAACCTGGTTTTTGGGTGACAAAGATGGGTAGTGATGACAACATTCGTTGTTACTCAAAGAGAATTTTCAATAATCAATTTGTAAGGAATACAATTGACATCAAGCCTTGGTTGGCATATTTTGGAATCAATAATACTCCAATTGACAGCCCACCAGGAGCTACCGCCGAAGATAATGCTACTGAAGACATAAATGTTCCATTGTTTACTAATGATGAAATTGATGAAACTGAGATTGCTGATGCCCAATGATGAAATTGCAGTAGACAGTTTTGTTGTTAAAAAAGGAACTACAACTCCAATCGGGATTGTTAATGAAGTATATTTGTCTTTAGTTGCATCAGTAAAATGGGGCGATTTAGATGGTGAACCCCAATATGAAGATGTTCTGGTTGAGGATTTGGTAATTATCCCAAAAGATATTTCTACCGAAGATAAGTCTGAAGAAGAGCCTATACGGCGTAACGTCTTTGATCAAAATGAATAAAGTTTACTTGGTTTATTGCATCTAACAGAAAGAAGACAATAAGGTATAAGTCCACAAAAAATACATGTGCTTAAATGAGAAGAGAGATGATATTGAGAGCAAATAGCTCTCATATTTTTTTAATTTGCGAAAGGTTTAAAATGTCTAAACAAAAGAAGATTCTAATTTGCATTGCTGCTCTAACTTCAGTTGCAACACTTAGTTTTATCGTTTTGCAAAAAAAGAAGTCGGATAAAAGCTAAAGGATGGCATTATGAGTCTGCCTGCTTGGCCTGGAGATTATCATTTGGGGCAAAAAGCATTAAAAGATCGTGATTTGCTTGAATTGATAATTGGGTGGGAAAGTTGGGATACAAAAAGCAACCATGCCAAGGAACAAATCAAGGTGAGGCGGCTGACAATGCTATATTCTGAATTAGACATTAGAACTTCATAGATCATTTGTGGGAGATAAAGGCAGAGTCCCTGGACAGGCTCTGACCGGCTGACTTGTCACGATGTCAGGGAGCCCATATATGTCTATAATATAGAAAGGGATCGAGTAGGTATGTTTGAATCGGAATTTATTTGTGATTGCTGTAAACGCACGATGACAAAAAAAGAATTCGAAGTGGCGCTAGATTGTTATTGCGATTACTGTAGACCGTTTGTCGTATGTAAGTGGTGTCACAAGGATTTATCTGCAAATCGTAAGGAAACGGAGCATCAACTAAGCGACGTTAAATAGAGCTTAGACATAGTAGAGAAGGATAGATGAAACAACATTTAATTAGACATAAATTAATTTATATTTCAGGAATAACTTGTTTGTTCATCGGGTTTCTTCTTGGAGTACTTAGTCAAGGAGGACATTTAACGTATCATTGCTGGCATTGCGGTACACAGTTATCAACAAAATAAAGTGATAAAAGGAGCATGAATGCCTAGAAAATCTGAGGTTTGGTATATTTCACATCCAACCAAAATAGATTCAAAGTATAAAGTCAACATTGATACTCACGTATTGCCAATTTGTAAACTCCTTTGGAAGAATAATATTCAGACATTTTATTCTTGCCAAGGAGGTCCGATTGGTATGAATTATGAACGAGGAGAACTGTATTATCGGCGAGCATATGTGATAATACCAAAAGTCGAAGCAATTCATGCATGTGATCTTATTTCAAATTTAGTTCCAAGAATTGAAGACGATCTCGTAACTAGAAAAAGAGTATGTATAGTATTTGATCCGCATCCACTCGCACGAGGAAGTGTTTCGAAAAAACTCTATAAAATTTTACGAGATCCATATCTCACACCGGATAATGATTCAATAGGTATCATGAAATTTTCTAATAAGAAAGCAAAGAGAAAAGATAATGTTCAATAAACCAATAAGAGAACTGACATTAAAAGATGCCACAATTTTGTATGTCGGTTATATTTTTGTAAATGCTGCAGCAAATGTCTTTTTACTTCCCCCGCTTCGAAAATTGGAAAAGCAATTGGAAAATAAAAAGAGGTTACGACAAGAAAATGAACGTAAAGCACATGAGTGGAGAGAGAAGAACTTAGCAAATAAAAGTAAGGTGATAAATGGTGGGAAGACCACGAAGACAGATTGAGCGAAAAAATACTGCGGTAAGACTCCCCGTTGTTTTGTGGGACAGAATTGATGCAGAAGCAGATCGCCGTGATATTAGTAGAGCTTTACTGATGGAAAAAATTTTATCCAAATACCTTGAGGAATGGGAAAACGAGGATATTTAAAATGATTGCTCCTGAAAATAGAGGTGAGTTTCCAAGCCGAGTTCGTACTACTAATACTACACCAAGAAGACACGTAGTAGATGAAACTGAACCCATGGCAGCGGAATTGTCGGGTGATGCCATGACAGTTGAGTATGATAGTACTTTTCGATCACTTCGTGAAATGGCTGGGGAATGGATTGGAGAAGCTAGCATGTGTTGGACGGATACTCCTCGAGGAGTTTTCGATTCTGAGCATGCTATGCGTCTAACTGATCGTTTGGTAGCAGAGCTTTGCGTGAGGGTGGCAGAAGAGCTTGTATGGGCCTTAGGATCGAATCCTGAGCACTCAGAGCCTATCCGTAATCGTATCAGCCAACTCATGCGGGGGGAATATTAGTGTCAAAAGACCCAGAAGCACAAATAATTGAAGATAAATTTAAAGCTGCTATTGAAATGCTTGGTCGAACTGGGTCTGATGAATTTCAAATTCGGTATTGTGAGGAGGAAGAACCGACCATTTGGATGGCGGCAGCCCATTGGCCTTATCAAGAAGGTTTAGTGCCTGAGCATTGGGATGCGGCTGGTGGTATGACTCCTTGGAGTGCTTTGCTTCGATTAATGGAAGCGACTATGGATGGCGGAACTTGTACCCACTGTCATAGACCAACGTCTGTTGATGATAAGCCCACAGACGCCATTTTAGGGGCCACTGAGGCCTTTATATGCTGGTATCGGTTTGATCCGGAACTAAAAACATTTCGACGATCATGTGAGGGGATTGCTGAATGAGTACAGCATTTATCCAAAGTCGTAGTGAAGACGGTGGTCTTAACTTCTATCCATCAATAAAAATGGCAATGGAAGCGGCGGAAACCGACTTGACTATTTGGAAAATCTCATGGACCGATGCCATAACTAAAGAAAGAATCCGTTTGGTTAGACAGGGAGACAATTGGATTTATGAGCCTATATTTTTCAAAGTTGAAGGCCTTGTCGTCTGAGCGACATTAAATAGGGGTTTAGGCTCAGAGCGGTCTCGACTTTGGTCGGGACGTACCCGTTAAACGGTGAGCGAAAAACATATTTAAACACTGGTTACCCTTTCTCCGGTGCACCCATGTGATTGAATATGCCTTCTATGGAGATTGCACCTCTATTAGATAGCTCTCGTGCAAACCGTTTCGAATGTTAATGGTTTAATACCCAGTGGTGGGCCATTGGCGTAGGGATAAGCATCACTGGCACGGGAGTACCGGTTCCCCGTGTGCCTAAGGGTCTAGCTAGCCCAAACCGGATTCTTATTGAAAGGTGCTCTTGATGAAGCATGTTGTTGTGAAGCATAGCGACGCTGTAGCAGCGGGTTTCATGATCATACATCATCGTATAGAGCAGGTACCGCTATATTTCGGTCCATTTGCCACAGTTGAGGAAGCACAAGAGTGGAGAATTGCCCATCCTATGGTAAAAGGGCCGACGATTCCATTGTATCTTGATGTAGATTGGAGTAGAAAGTGAATAGTGAACAAGTAAGAGCATTACGTCGTTTGCGTGAAATTTTGCAGACCATGGATGTCCCCGCAGGAAGAATTGGGGATACTTTTTGGCTGCGAAGGAATTTGGGTTTTAATAATAAGGAGCATAGGGATTTTGAAGAAGCAATGCTTTTGTTACGGATTATAGACAAATGAAGGCAGAGATGGATAATGATGAGGACACCGGCAAAACTCGTTAAATCGTGTACACGTTGAGCCGTTGCCCCAGAGAGGGTGCCAGTGTTAGTCGTGGGGACTCACACGTGCCTCAGAGGCTGCTAGGCGCTGCAAGGCTAACTCATCATTGTCCATCTGTGTGTTTATAGGTCTAATCGGTTAGGAAGAGAGGGGAATTGAAAGCCAAATATATTTATTGGTATCTGAGCAAATTAGAAGATGAAACCTTACGTTCAGATTATATTTTTCAAAGACTTCAAAGTAGATCTTTTCTAACCGAAGAAGAAGTGAGTGAATTAATTAAATCTAATGGACGGATAAACTCTTATGTACGTCTTATGAAAGAATATATGGACTTCGAGACTAGTGGATGGCGATACAGATTGTTCCATCGACGAAAACAAAACATGCTTTAATTTTTTTTGTTGACATATACCCCCATTATTTCAAAAGGAGCCTTTGGTGAGCCATGTTGGAAAAGATAGTAGATGGCCGGATGAATGTGACGTAGTTAAATGTGAAAATCCGACTCTCAGACCACACCACCATCATGTAATTAGAGGATCATTACAAACTAATGTATGTACATGCTCAGATTTAGAACAACCAGGCACAAGGCCTAAAGAAACAGGAGGAAAATCATGGTCAGGACAATCACGTTACGAGCAATCTTAATTGTTTTAGCTGGAGTAGGAGCTATTGTGTTGGGTGTTCTTGCCTTGACCAATAATGCTACTACTAATGAAGTATATCTTGGTTGGGGCGAAGTTTCCGCAGGAATTGGTCTGATTCTTGGAGTAGTTATTTTGTGACTGGTGTAAACATTGGTTTGGGGATAGTTGGTGCAGCTGCTGTAGGTGTTATATGTCATCAATACTTTATTTATAGAAGACTTTCTGAGCTTGAGTGTATAACCTGGGAAATTTATGACCTTTTAGAAAAAGATGTGGTTGAAGAGAAATTTCAAGACATCGCCCAGCGTTTTGATGAGGAATAAATAAAATTTTAATAAAGGAGGTGCGCTCATGCCAGATTTAATGGAACATCAGCAAAAGGCCGCTGATCAGTTAGGCAGTGGTAAAATTCTTTATGGTGGGGTAGGAAGTGGTAAATCTGCTACTGTCTTGGCCTATTATATGAAGGAAGAGCGTCCTAAAGACATATACGTTATTACCACCGCTAAGAAACGTGATAGTTTGGATTGGCAGAAAGAAGCGGCGGCTTTTTGCATCGGCACAGAGCGTCTAGGCGATTATACCGGGGTTTTGATGGTTGATTCTTGGAATAATATCGGCCGATACACTCAAGTTAAGAATGCCTTCTTTATTTTCGATGAACAAAGGTTAGTGGGAACCGGTTCCTGGGTCAAGTCATTCATCAAGATCGCTAAAGAAAATTCTTGGGTTATGCTGACGGCGACGCCAGGTGATACTTGGTTGGATTATGTCCCCGTTTTCATTGCGAACGGGTTCTATAAGAACATCACTCGTTTCAAGTTCGAGCATGTCTTGTACGAACCATACACAAAGTTCCCGAAGGTGCGAGCATATTTAAATGAAAGAAAGCTTGAACTACTTCGTAATGACATTTTGGTGGAGATGCCGTACTTGAAGCATACAACGAGGTATTTGAATTATGTACCGGTATCTTATGACATTCCAATGTTTCGAGACGTCTACAAACGTCGATGGAATCCGTATGATCACAAGCCGATCAAGGATGCGGCGGAAATGTTTCGGCTTATGCGGAAGGTGGTGAACAGTGATCCTTCTCGCTTGGATGAGATGCGATTTCTTATGGGATTTCATCCCAAACTTGTGGTTTTTTACAATTTCGATTATGAGTTGGCTTTGTTACGAAGTTTGGGCTCTGAAATACCGATTTTTGAGTGGAATGGGCATAAAAAAGACCCCGTTCCTTTGGGAGACCGTTGGTTGTATCTGGTACAGTACATTGCGGGCGCAGAAGCGTGGAATTGTACTGAAACGGACGCAATGGTGCTCTTTTCTTTGACGTATTCGTATAAGAATTTTGAACAAGCTCAGGGCCGAATTGACCGCATGGATACCCCATTTTCGTCACTTTACTACTACATTTTTTTGTCAGATTCTAAGATTGATCGAGAAATCAAGTTAGCTTTGAGTGAAAAACGGAATTTTAATGAGCGAGAATTCATGCGAAATGAGGTTAAAAAGAGAGTAAACAGTTAACTTTGAGGTAGTTTTTTCGTCCTGAAAATTGGAGGAGCTTTCAGATATGACAAAAACGACAAAATGTGACAAACGGCGAAAAACAGTGAAAACCCTGGTCAACTATGATATTTGGCTAAAAGGCTGGGGACGCGTTTGTCAAATCTGACGAAAATACCCATGGTCAAGAAGTCTGAATGTATTTTATACCTCTATACTCTCTAATATGGTGGGGTAAAAAACAAAATGTGACACAAGGAGAGTATAACCCCTATAAAAAATTCTTAGAGTCTTTGGGTGCAAATATGACAAAAAATGACAAAAAATTGATTTCTGGAAAAATTAGTTGAAAAAACACCCCCACCCTTCAAAAAACGTCCTTTTTGGGAAGGATACTGAATGAAACTAATGTGGAAAGAGATTCCAGGGTTTACTAACTATGAAATTAGCTCAGATGGGCAGATTTATCGTCGAGATCGTGATTTAACGATGCAAGTAAGCCATACAACCGCCGGACATGTGAAAATTTCGCTTATTTGTGACTATGATGGCGAGCGGTACACCAGAGGCGTCGCTCAAATGGTCGCAGAGGCCTTTGTAGAGCGTCCTACGCCCCTCTGCACCCAAGTGGTTATGTATGATGGTAATTTGGATAATGTGGCCGCAGAGAACCTTATGTGGCGTCCTCCGTGGTTTGCACAGAAATATGTGCGCCAATTGAAGGTTTTAAAACCAATGCATTATGGAAATCTTAAAATTAGAAATGTAGATACAGGTGTTGTGTATGATTCAGTAATTGAGGCTGGTATGACAGAAGGACTTTTATTTGATGACATTTGGAGGTCGACTTATACCGGCGCAAGGATCTTTCCATTTGGGATGAAGTTCGAAGTATTCTCATAGAGTATATGCTTTGTTAAAAAACATGCTATTAAATGAGAGAGAGGCTCCTTTTTGAGGAGGTCAATCATGTTTACATCCTTTTAATTTTTTGGAGGGATTGTGACACAACGAAGCGAGGCTGTATATCAAAAACATCTGATTAAAAAATTGTTAAGAATATTTCCTGGTTCTTTCATTATTAAGAATGATCCAGCTGTACAGCAAGGTATTCCAGATCTTTTACTTTTGTTTGGACCTTTTTGGGCTATGCTCGAAGTCAAAGCTGCACCTGGATCTCAAGTTCAGCCAAATCAAGAATACTACATTTCATTTTTTGATGAGATGTCATTTTGTGCGTTTATTAATCCATCTAATGAGGAGCAAGTAATAGATGATCTTCAACGAGCATTCGGGATTAATAGGCAAGCACGCGTTTCTTAGCCCGAGCAATTATCATTGGATTAACTATGATCAACAAAAACTTGAAGCTCGTTACTTCGCAGCGAGAGCGGCACAAAGAGGGAGTGATCTTCATGCATTAGCAATGGATGCGATTAGACTTGGGGTAAAACTTTCTAAGTCGAATCAAGCATTATCCACATATGTGAATGATGCAATTGGGTATAAAATGTCTTGTGAGCAGCTATTATTCTATTCAGAGAATTGCTTCGGTACAGCCGATACTATTTCATTTAATAGAAATAAACTTCGTATTCATGATCTTAAAACAGGTATCATCGTAGCATCAGAAAAGCAGCTTGAGATTTATGCAGCTTTATTTTGTTTAGAGTATGCTGTTGATCCATTAGAAATTGAGATTGAACTTCGTATTTATCAAAGAGATGAGATTAGAATTTATGAACCCACCCCAGAACAAATTTATTATATAATGGATACCATTGTGGAATTTGATAAGCATATTGAAAGTTTAAAGCAAAGATAATTTTAGATCTCGTCTACTTACCAAAGGAGGAACCATAGTGCTTGTTGATGAAGAAACTTATTTAATTCACTATGGAATTCTGAGAAGGTCTGGTAGATATCCATGGGGTAGTGGTGGAGACGAATACTTGGAATTCAAAAACAGTAAACATTTTTTAGATTATGTAAATGGATTTAAACAGGAGGGTATGAGTGAGAAAGAAATCGCTCAGGGTGTAGGACTTACCATTGCAGAACTGCGTGCGAGTTACACCGCCGCAAGAAATGAATTTAAACAAGAGCAGATTTCTGAAGCTCAAAGGTATAAGGACAGAGGAAATTCTGATCAAGCTATTTCGCAGAGAATGGGCGTATCAGAATCAACTGTGCGTAATCTGCTTAAGCCTGGAGAAAAAGAAAAACATGATGCATTAACTAACACAGTAAATATGCTTAAAGAACAGGTAGCTAAAAAGAAGTTTGTTGACATTGGCGATGGTGTAGCAACCTCAATTAACCTTGCTGAAACAAGATTGAATGCTGCTGTAACTGTATTAAAGAATGAGTTGTATAAGGTACATTTGATTAAGATTGATCAAGCTACGTCTCCACATAAAACCACGTACAAAGTTTTGTGTCCTCCTGGAACAACGTGGGGCGAGGTTAATAAGAACAAACACCAAATTCAATTACTTAATACAGAAACACCAGATGGCGGGTACACTTTTACAAAGCCACATCCACCCATTACAGTAAACCCAAAGAGACTCGGTATTAAGTATGCTGAAGATGGCGGATCTAAACAAGATGGAGTTATCTATGTTAGGCCTAATTCGCCTGATTTAACTCTTGGCGCATCAAGGTATGCACAGGTGCGCATTAAGATTGGAGAAGATCATTATCTTAAAGGCATGGCTATGTATAACGACAACATGCCTGAAGGTGTAGATCTTTTGTTTCACACTAGCAAATCAGATACTGGGAATAAGTTAGATGTTCTTAAGAAAATTAAGGATGATCCTGATCTTCCTTTCGGTTCGTTGACTCGTCAAGTTCTTGAAAACAAAGGTCAACCAAACGAGCGTAACATTTCTGCTATGAACATTGTTAATGAAGAAGGAAACTGGACTAAATGGTCTCGTTCTTTGTCTCCCCAGTTCTTAGCGAAACAAGATCCCAGCCTCGCAAGAAAGCAGCTTGCAGTTACAACTACTCAACGAAGAAGAGAATTAGACGAGATTAAATCTCTTACTAATCCGGTTGTAAAAAGAAAGTTGTTAGCAAGTTTTGCTGATGGTGCGGATAGAGCATCAGTTAATTTGAAGGCCGCTGCTCTATCACAAGAACAGAGATGGCACGCCATTCTTCCTATTAGTTCAATGAAGCCGAACGAGGTCTATGCACCTAACTATGATAACGGAACACACGTTGTATTAGTTAGGTATCCTCATGGTGGAACATTTGAAATTCCTGAGCTTACTGTCAACAACAGAAACAGAGAAGCTCAGAAGTTGTTGGGTGATGCTGTTGATGCTGTTGGTATTCATCACTCTACAGCAGAGCGTTTGTCTGGTGCAGACTTTGATGGCGACACTGTGATTGTAATCCCGAACAATCAAGGGAAGATTAAAGCTACTAAGGCATTGGCTGGACTGCAAGGATTTAATCCCCGTGTCGAGTACAAAGCCTATCCAGGAATGCCGCCAGTTAAAGAAGAACGTAAGCAGCAAGAGATGGGTAAGATTTCTAATCTTATTACTGACATGACTGTTCGTGGTGCATCACCTGAAGAGTTGGCTAGAGCCATCAGACATTCAATGGTAGTAATCGATTCGGCTAACCACAACCTAGACTTCAAGCGCTCAGAGCTACAGAATGGTATACGACAATTAAAGGAGGAGTATCAAGGGAAAGGTGGAGAGAGAGGGAAGCCAACTTCTGGTGCATCAACATTGTTGTCTCGCTCCAACGCAAGAGTAAGGGTTCTTGAAAGAAAGGATAGGTCGTACAAAGAAGGCGGGCCTATTGATCCTATTACTGGTAGGAAGATGACCGTCCCTACAGGTAGGACATATAAGAGTGGTAAGTCTGTTACGATTGGAAGCAGGCAGGGGTATGAAACACAAGACGCACACACACTATCTTCAGGCCAGCCCATAGAAAAGATCTATGCGGATTACTCTAACACAGTAAAGACTATGGCAAATGAAGCCCGCCTCGAGTTTATGAAGACCCCCTCTTTGAAATACTCCCGCTCTGCAAAGACCGCCTATGCTTCTGAAGTAGCCTCCCTCAATTCTAAACTGGCCCTCGCCGTAGAACACCGGCCCCTTGAACGCCAAGCTCAACTCTTTGCTGATGCAGAGATACAAGCTAAGAGACAATCTAATCCACAACTTGATGATGCATCCCTTAAGAAGATTAAACAGCAGGCTATTAATACCGCCCGTACTCGAGTAGGGGCAGACAAGAAAGAGAAAAGGATTGACGTAACTCCAAAGGAATGGGATGCCATACAGGCAGGAGCCATTAGTAATCACAAGCTAGAAGAGATCTTAACTAACACAGATCTAGAGAAGCTTAGGAAGTATGCCACACCATACGAGAAGCGATTGATGGATTCATCTAAGTCTTCTCAAGCAAGACAACTCTTAGCACTTGGTTACACTAGAGCAGAGATAGCAAGAAGACTTGGAGTTAGTGTGACAACTCTTAACACTTCGTTGAAGGGAGAAGACTAATGTCTATGCTCTCAACTAAAGACAATCCTTATGATCCTTTCACACAGTGGGACGAGTGGTATGCCTGGGACTTCGACCACGGGTACTACACACCAGACTACCTTGCTAGGTTAGTTGTTCAGTCAAATGATTTATCAGAAACTGATCAAGCTTTGGCAATTGAAAATGCGATTGATGAAATAGTTTTTGAAAATATTAATGGAATGTATATAAAAGTTGAAAAGAAAAAATAAAAAAATAAAAAATAAAAAAAAATAAAAATTTTTTTGGGGAGTGGGGGGCTTCGGCCGTACCGACCCCCCCCCTCAATAT